CGGCTTGGTCGAAACACCACCGTTTCTAATGAAAGCCAAATCGAAACTGATTGAAGATTTACCAATTTCGTTATCGGTGCCTTCTGGCAACGGAGCTTTTACGGCTAATGTATATATGTCGGAGGCGGGAGTATGGGTTATGATCCCCGATTTCAAGTTTGCCCTACGCGAAGACCTCAAAAGTCGGCCTGAGTTTTTACCGACCCAGGCCGACCCTGAGGCGACCGGCTGGGACGTCCGTTGTGCTGAACCCGATGGTGTAACCATCCCCAATGGGGGTTATTTTAAAATCAGGCTGGGCTTCCGAATGTTTGCTCCACCCGGCTGGTGGCTAGAGCTACGTGCACGTTCATCTACATTCGCAAAGAAACATTTGCATTCTTTGTACGGAGTGATAGATGAAACGTTCGAACACGAGCTGCTTTTTGGTTGCCAATACTGTCCGGAGCATTATGTTGCGGAGGAATTTCAGACCACCGGCTCGGGGCGGACGATTAGGAAGCCCCCGGTGTTATCTGTTGGCTCTTTAAGGGTTGACTTTGGGGAGAGGCTTGGTCAAGTTGTCCCCGTCCGCCGCAAGGTCATGACGGTCGAAGGAATAAGCAACGAGGAATTTGATAAATTGGCCCAAGAACGTTCTGCTCAGAGGCAAGGCGGCTTTGGATCATCTGGAGAAAAGTAATGGCTGACGAAGACAATAAGGTTGAGTCCGAAGAAGAGGTTAAAGAAACTGAGCCCACCCCTACTATCAATGTAGAGCCGGACCTCGTGATTAATTTCATGAATGAGGTTTTGGAAAAGGACCCAGACGCCATCAAAGGCTTAATAGAAAGCCGCGTCTCGTGCAACGAAGACCTGATGAACCATGACACGGTTCAGGTTTTGTGTAAAGCAGATGACGAGGGCAAAGCCACCGATCCTACCGTGGGCATATTAGGTGTTCTGAACGGGCTTATTGGCAAACACGAAACTGGCTGGGGATACATGGCTGCCGAGTTTGATGAGGACGGCAACCTGCATAGGTTCGTTAGGACCCCGCAAACGATTGAAAAAATCCCAGAGGCTAGATAAGTATCAGAGCGTCTACATTCAGCGAAATGGGCAGCACCGTAGTGTTCTGCCTATTTGCTGTGTGGATGGGCCTGTGAGCAAATCTATACCTAGAGTGGTTCAAGGACGTATAAAAGATTTATCAAAAACATACGACGACCAATGTGACCTGTTTGTTCTGGTAGCTATCAAAGAGGATCGGATGGGTTGTGCGGCCTGGCCGCAGGACTCTGGTTTTAACTTTAAAGTAATTTCTGCGGAGAAAGCTAATGTCGGATAATCTATGCATATTCTTTTATGGAGAGTATGCAGGGGAAAAGGAAGCACAAAGTAAATATAAATTATTTCGAAACTTGGTCGCCAACAATGGCTTATGTTTTGGGGTTTTTAACAGCTGATGGGTCCGTTTATAATAGCACATTATCAATAGACTTGGCCACCAAAGACAAGTACGCTGTTGAATTTATAAGGGATCAATTGTCACCTGAAAAGAAGGTAGAGGAAAGAAAGAATAATGGTTCAGTAAGAGTTCGAGTTAATTCAGTGCAATTATGTAGGTCGATTGTTAAATTTGGTATAGTGCCAAAGAAAACCGGAATAGAGAAGGTGCCACAGATACCAAAACAATATTTCTGTCATTATCTTAGAGGGGTTTTTGATGGGGATGGGTGGGTTTACACTAGAAGAAACACGGTGGAATGTGGGATTGTATCTGCCTCTGAACAATTTTTAAAGTCATTACGGGATTTAACGGGCGGTTTAGGTCAAATCCATATTAAGGCAAGAAACAGACGAAGAACATTATATTCATGGGATATGTATTCTAATCATGCAGAGCGATTTAGAGATATCATTTATTATGAAGGCGGGTTTGCTCTGTCAAGGAAAAAAGAAAAGTTTTTCTCTTCATACAAAGTTAAGTCTAAGAGGTTTTGGACGGATGAGCAGATTAAAATTTTAATTAAAAGTTATACAAATTGTAGTTTGAAAACTATAGCTGATAAAACTGGTCGTTCATACAAAGCTGTGTCTAAAAAAGTTTGGGAGCTTGGTTTAGCTAATGAAAAATAATATAAAAGAAAATTTACTTTCATGTATAAATGGGAAGGTTGCTAATTGTAGCAGTTGCGATCTTTGTAATTCATCTGGTTTAAGAGTGTTTGGGGAAGGTAATTTAAATGCAGATATCTTTTGGATTGGTGAGGGCTCGGGCCAGCAAGAGGCTGAAACTGGGAGACCATTTGTTGGCAAAGCAGGAAAATTATTAACTGTAATGATAGAAAGGATGGGTTTAACGCGGGAAGATATGTACATTGCAAATGTTGTTAAATGTCATCCTCCCGACAACCGGGCACCTTCTTTTGAAGAGGTGACTGCTTGTTTGCCATATTTGCAGATGCAATTAAAAATAATAGACCCCAAGATTATCGTTACCTTGGGAGCTACAGCTACAGACGCTTTGTTAGGACCGGGAGAAAGCATCACTAAACGCCGCGGAGGCATCTATCACTATGATGTAGATGACAAAGAGATTACTGTGGTTCCGACGTTCCACCCGGCTTATTTGCTAAGAAACCCGGCCGCCAAACAGTTGGTTGCAAAAGATTTATTATTAGTTAATAGAATGCTCAAAAATGCTTCTGACAACGTTTAAAAAAGAATTCGACCTCCGCCATGACTTTGAGGACTCCGACGTGGATTTGTTGCACGAGCGTCATTCTGACGTGAAGTTTTCCAACATTCCGGTGTCGTGGGTATTCCCCGTAGATGAAATGTTATGTCGGTTCAAATATAACCGAGCGGCCCAGGAAGTGCGCCAGGAGTTCGGGCAGCTAATCGTTATATTTAAGAACCGCCCGCAAGACCAAGGGCGATACCCGAAATACAATTCCATAGTTGCCGAGTGCGAGGCGAAAATTAAGTCTATAGATGTAGACCTACACGCCAGTATGGAGCAACTATGAAGTATATTTATTTATGGCAGAATTGTGACGCTACCAAGATAAGGGCGTTTGCTAATAAGAAAAGCTTTAATCATTTTGTAAAAGAGCTTATGCAAGAAGCGAAATTTATGGGCCAACAAGATTTAGTTAAAGACATAAAAGACGAGATGAACCATATGGTTCAAAGGATAGAGTTAGAATAAATGGACCGCAAGTGGAAAATCGGCATTGCCGCCGCAGTTATATTAATAATTGCTTTTTTATTATGGCTAGCAAAATACCAGTACGACATGCTGGAACGGCAGAAGCTTATTGAAAGCTCGGTAGCAGAACAGAAAGAATTGGCGAACGGCATCATGCGGGCCCAGTCATCCTATGCTACCAAAAAGGATTTGGAGCAATGGTCTAATGATTTGGGCGTAGACCTGAGTCCTATCAGGGACGATCTAAAGAAGCTCAATGCTGACGTTCAGGGGATATCTGCGGTCAAGGTAGTGACGGTTGGGTATCGTGGCTCGAACATAGCTTCGTCTTCAGAAGAGCCGCGGAAGCCAGAAGACAATCCTGAGCCGGTGGACCCAGACAACCCGGACCCGAACGGATATCAACAGAAACGGCAGGTCCTGACTTTGAACGAACCTTTCTCCGGGAAGGACTCCATTCCTTTTGGAGAGGTGGGTTTCTCTGCCTGGAAGAAACGTCCCTGGGACCTGACGGTAACTCAAAGAGAGTATCGTGTCGTGAATGTGTTGGGTCAGGACGACGAGGGCCGGCACTACGTGTACAACAAGTTTTCTATCGTGGTAGACGGCAAGAAGTATGATATAAAGATTTCGGACTCCAAGTTTATAGAGAGGTTGCCGGAGTCTAAGTTCAGGTTCAGCCCTCGATTATATTTTGGTATGGACGGTGGGGCTTATTTCAGCAAGCCGATTGGGGCAGCAATGCCAAATATGCAGCTGTTCTTTTGGTCCAAGGGCCGGACGGCATCGGACCCCGATTGGATTTTACTTGGGGTAGGCGCTGGATATGAAATTGTTGAGGATCAGATCAGTTTCTTAATTTCTCCCGTGTCCTATAACGTAGGTCACCATTTGCCGCTGGTTGATAACATCTTCGTAGGTCCATCTGTATCCACAGACACGCAAGGCAATTTTGCAATAATGTTTGGGGCCCGAGTAGGACTCTAGGCCCATTGACAAACCTAGCCTTGTAGGATTAGGATACAGGGGATAGAACGACATACAATTGGAGTGACGATGTTCCCCTTCCTATACAATCCGCCAGAGAAGAAAGACAAGGATAATTTTATGCAGGAACGGCTCTACATCGAAAGCCCTCCTGAATTTCCACCGCAAGAGGAACCGAAGACAAAAGAGGAACCGAAGCGTGGGATTGCAATTATTCAATTGTGATGAAGATTGATTATTATTAGAAAGACTTTCCTGTGGTGCATGCGCCACGGGATTTTGGAGGAAAGATTTTGGTACAAGGTAAAAAGTTTAGTAGTCCGCAACGTAAAAATAATTTCGTTCCGTTTAATAGTAGGATTAGGGCTCCGGAGGTCCGCTGCATAGATGCAGAGGGCAACAACATAGGGGTGGTGCCAATAAGTCAAGCTTTACGCACCGCTACTGATAGCGGCCTGGATTTAGTTCAGATTGCTAAAGGCCAGGATGGCATTCCGATCTGCCGAGTCACTGACTATGGCAAGTTTAAATATGATATGTCAAAGCGGCAGAAAGAGACTGCTAAGAAACAGAGAGAGTCTGCCACCAAAACTAAAGAGATTAAGTTCCGTCCATCAACTGATACCAACGATCTTGTGGTGAAGGCGGCTAAGGCTATAGAGATTTTGAATAATGGAGACCGAGTGAAAGTTTCCATTATGTTCAAGGGGCGTGAGGTTACGCACCGTGAAGTTGGGATAGGTGCCCTAAGTAGGTTCCTGGCGCTCGTTCCCAATGGACAGTTTTTGGGTCAGCCGTCGATGCAGGGACGGATATTGTCTGCAATAATAGATAAGCGAGAAGCGAAAGCCGCTTCATGATCGTGACCGATGAGAAGGCACTCAGATTGGAGTGCTCTGATGTGCTGCCCGAAGAGATAGCAGAACTGCGGGAGGCTCTGGAAACGGAGCTGGAGCAATCTGAAAAAAGGGGCGAGCCAGGTTTGGGCCTGGCCGCTCCACAAATAGGTATCCACAAACGAATGGCTATCATTCGTATGGGAGATACTAAAATAGATTTAGTAAACGCTTCAATTGCTTTGGCTTTTGACGAGGCTATTTTTAAAAATGAAGGGTGCTTATCTTTTCCTGGAAGGACAGAAAACACAAAAAGGCACAAAGAGGTTCATATTTTGGACAATGTGGGGGAGCCAGGAAAGTTTATAGCTACTGGTCTATTGGCTGTCGTGGTCCAGCACGAGTGTTTGCCTCACGATGCAATAATTCAAACCGAACATGGTTCGAAACGCATAATTGAAATCGTAAACGAGAAATATGACGGTAAAATTTGGTGTTTGGGAAAAGATTTAGTTCCTAAATTGTCGCACGTGATTGGGTGGAGAAAAAATAAGAATATAAATAAAAAGAAGTGGGTCAGGGTTAAATTATCAACTACCGGCCCTAACAAACAACTAAAATGTACCGAAGATCACGTTTGTGCTTTTACGGATAATATTATGATAAATCCTGTTGTTGGGTTTACAGAGGCGAAAAATCTTACAGGCAAATATATTATCCGTAAACCTATCTTTAAGGAGAGGAATTCTGAGGTAGCTTTATATAACTCCGATCAAATGTCCGCTATTGTTGGTGGTTTGTTGGGCGATTTGTGCATCGCTTCTTCTGGAGAAATTATTATTTCTCATGGGGAACCGCAGAAAGAATATGCAAATTATAAAGCGAATATTCTTGATGGATATGTAAAACCAGGATATTCGGGCTATCGAGATAAGTGGTCAAATGTTGTTGTGCATGCCCCAATAACAGAACAGACCAAGCTATTGCGAACAATTGCGTATCCCGCCAAGAAAAGAATTAATAAAGAATTATTGCCGTACATTAATGATATTGCTTTGGCTTTTTGGTATATGGATGACGGTTGCTTTGTTAAAAATAAGTATGCTCAATTTCATACGGAGGGGTTTTATAAAAAAGACCTACAGTTATTACGGGAGTATTTAAAAAATAAATTTAAAATAAAGGTATCAATATCTCATAGAAAAGTTAGGTCTAAACTTAAATATTATTTGCGATTGGATTTAGAAAATTCGCAACGGTTATTTGATATAATTCATCCGTATGTAATTCGGAGTATGGAATATAAGGTTCCTCAATCTTATCGTAACGGGACTAAGGTGACGTTGAGTTCTGCTCGTTTAGGGTTTTCGGTAAAGCGTGTGACCGCCGTTGACCCTGTCTTTAAGGAAAGTTATTTATATGACATCGAGGTGGAGGGGGATCACAACTTTTTTGCTAACAACACTCTTGTTCATAATTGCGATCATTTGCGGGGTGTGCTGCTTTCAGATGTGGCCATTTCTGAGCCGCCAGAGCTTCAAAGAAAAAAGAAGTTACGGCCAAATGATCAATGTTTATGCGGCTCTGGACTTAAGTACAAAAAGTGCTGCTCCAAATAGGCATTATTCGGGTTACTTTAGAATGACGGATGGGTTATATGATTAATAGAAAGAATGGTGACGACGATCAATTATATGAGGCGCTAACGGGATTATTGATTAGAGTCTCTGCTTTAGAGCGTGTCCTGATCGAGAAGGGCACGATTACTAAAGAAGAGTATTTAACATATTTAAATGGGTCAGTAGAAGAACTTCAAGGCGAGATGGAAGCTGCGATAGCTTCTAAAGCTGAGAAGATGGGCCAGAAAGTATTCAGCTAAGTAAGATCATGGTTGCCCGATTTTAGTCGGGCTTTTGTTTTTGTGGTGGTGAGTAACGATGCAGGCTATTACTAATGAATCTGACTTCAATACTAATGATAAATTTATGGCCGTAAAGTTTTGGGCCTCATGGTGCGGCCCGTGTAAAACGATGGAGCCAAATATTAAAAAGATGGAAAAGGAATTTCCGTCTGTTAAATTTGTATCAATAGATATTGACCAAGTGCCCACTTTGGCCCAAAAGTTCAGAGTAAAGGGGCTGCCCACGTTATTAATTCTTAAAAACGGACACGAAACAAAAAGAATAAATGGGGCCGTATTAATTGATCCATTAAGAAAGGTCTTCAGGGAGCTGACAAATTCCGAGTAGGAATGTTATATCTCTTTGAAGAGGTGATTTATGACTGAAGAGAAAGAAAATGTAGTTGAGAAGTCTGAAGCGGACGTGATTTGGGACGACATAAGCAATCTTCCCATTGAAATGTATTCTTTACCGGGACAGAAGGTAAGGGACCACATAGCTAAGCTTGGGTCTTACGGGGATGCAGTAATTGTGCGACCCAAGTCACCGGCAGCATTACCGGCATTAGAGGCCGTTTTAGCAGGCCTGGAAGACAAATTACAGATACAGACCGCCGAGGGTGGTTACATCATGATTTGTCGGACACCCAAGTTATTGGTTGACGAGGAAGAGGAATACATCCTATTCCCGCGTCCCAATGGAAAGGTTGATAAGGTTCCCCGTAAGAAACTTTACAATTCATAATATGTCATATAAGTTAATGTGTCGAATGAATTATTCACAAAAGACTTGTATCTTGTCTTGGGCTGTTTTGGCCGGATAGATGATGGTTTTGTAAATTGCGCCTCCTGTGAGAATTACATTCTAAGAATTCACACCGGCTTGGAAAACTATAATGGCATGATGGATTATTTCGATACGTGCCGATTATATGACAAGCCGACCTTTGATTTCAATGCTATCCGGCATATCCTACAGAATATGCAGGAGCGTTTTGATCAACTGGCAACGGGGAGGCGGCTTTGGTCAGAACCCAAGGTACAGTTGCACCAGAAGTTCTTAATGGACCACCGTTTTTGTGGGTTATATTTGAAGTTAGCTTTAGCGAACGAGGACGAGAAGGAAGAGCCAGAAGAGAAATCCATTCCTATTGTGGCACATTCCAAGCAGAGGAAGTTGGTGGCTGCCCCTAAAGTTAATCTTAAACTTATTCGGGGCCGAAGGTGATTTATGGAAATCAATGAACGCACGCTGGTTAGGCTGACAGAAAAAGCTTCCACTATTACGCCAGAAGATAAAAATGAATTATATCACAAGATTATTCTTCTAATAGATGATGGCCAACATAATAATACCAAAGCTTCAGCCCAGGAAATCCTGCGATTATTGCAAACCGAAGTAGAAAACCGAGTATCTTCGCTGGCGGGGGATTTAATTAATCCTAAATCCGCCATCCCCAATAAGCCAGCATTCCGGCGGGTGGATGCCGAAGAGCCGGCCGAGCCCGAGCCTTCGGTGTCAAGCCTTATTATTTTAGGAAATGGGTAGTTATCAATAAAATCTCATCATTTTGTGGCTACTAACCCGGAAACAGAATGTCGTGGCGACCGCAGGCGGAAAAGATGCCGTAAGTTGCGTAAGCTATTATTGTTAAAATTGATTAAGCAGGTCCTAGAGGGCAAGCTTGACACCGCTCCGGTGAGTTTAACAAATTTGTATAATGATCAGGGCGGTGCCCGGAGGCAATACCACAGCCCCACGGATCGCAGTAGCTACGACTATGGTTATATGAAGATACCAGAGATGCAAACCGGCCCAACAATTTGGTGAGTGATATGCGAACAATTACAGAATTACATCGTGACCGTCTATTAGCAGAAGCTGAAGAGGCAGATACCGAGGGCATGCCCAAGGTAGCTGAGAATTTAACGAGGCAGATAGAGCGAACTGCGGTTCGGGCCAATGAGGCTGGTTACACTTATGCTAACGAAGATTTTGTTCAGGATGTGCAAGATAATCTGTGGTCCGTGATAGTTAGAACGGCAGATTTCCATGGTGCATCCATTGATTCAAAAAAGGCTCAGGAATTAGTCGATTTCTATACCGACGAGTTATTTTCTGTTATTAAAGGGGCTGGGAAGATTACCTCCAAGATTGGGGTGTATGAGCCCCCGGTGCCAGGAGAGACCAGGCAAGTTCCTGTTATTGAAATTGAAGAGGAATAATTATGGACCCCGAGAAAGTAAATTACAACGCATTTAGTGATGATGAAAGAGATGCCATGCCTGAGGGCAACGCAGGGTTAAAACTTACAAATGCGAAAAGCCGGTACACCCCAAAACAAGAACCAGGCCCTACTACGGATGATTTTGAAAATGCTGTAGCTGGGATGAAGAATGACGAGATAGAGATAAAGAACAGGATAGCGGACGCCTCCACCAAATACCGAGCTTTGCTGCGGGATCACACCGTGACCGAAAACAAGAGCCCGCTGAAGCAGAGCCTGGAGAGGGAAGTCATTAAAGAATTAAGTGATTTGGGTTTAATTTTAAACAATGACCAGCAGCGTCCGGAAGGGATAGGCTCGATTGGTTTGTGCAACCTGTTGATGCAGATGAATTTGCAGCAACGAGATCAGATTAACGATATGTCGTACGAGGTTGTTAAACTGAAGCGCGTTATTGAAAAGTTAGCCCAGCAGTCGAGCGAGACCAAGGCAGATGAATAAAGATCGTGAGATATACTCGGCGGAAGCTTTAATTCAGTTGTTAACTGAAGAGCAAGAAGCTTACACTCAGTATTTACGCCTATGCGAAAGATGGAACAGACCACCGGACCCGATAGTGGAAGCAGTGTCGAAGGCACAGGTGCAACTGCTAAAGCGGATACTGGATGGGAAGTTGAGGATACTTTCGCCTGTCGCAAAGAGATTTATAAGATAAACGAAAATTTAATTCTTATTGCGAACAAGAAAGTATCTCTAGCCGAAATATTTAATTCATATAAGATGCGCTTCGATAGCGTATATAGTCCTAGTGGTTGGACGCAAAGGAGAAGCTGTCCGCTCCCAGACCACAACGACTCGACCCCTTCATTCAATTACAACGCAGCCGAGAACCGGTTTTATTGTTTTGGATGCAAGAGGGGTGGTCAAGCCGTGCAATTCATTGCTTTGATGGAAGGGCTACCCATGATTGCGGCGGCCGAGAAGATATTGGACCGGTTTGGATCGTTAGAAGCGGTCTTCCTGGACCTACAGGACCAGAAAAATGAGGAAATAGACCAGGCCCTATTGGAGTTTGCAAAATATGTCCGCAAATTCGTCTCTAATAATGCCGGCAAGAAAGCTCAAGAGTTCATGGAAAGCGTTACTTGGGGGCTAGACATTTATCTCCACAAGCATGTGCCGAGGTCGTCTTTAGATGTGGCTAATCTAAAAGTAAGGATAGAGTTTCTGATGAAGAAACTAGAGGACTATGGCCAATAAGACTTTAATCATCGGCGATATGCACCTAGGGAAAGGGCTGCGTATCGGAAAACCCGCTGTAGATGGTGCATTGAACAGCCGGATCGTAGATCAGGTTAGAATTCTAAACTGGATTTTAGATACTGGCATCAATCGTCATGTTAATCGCTTCATTATTACGGGCGACATCTTTGAAGAGCTTAAACCGGACAACAATTTAGTTGTTGTATTTATGGATTGGTTAAAAAGCTGTACTGATTACGGCATAGAGTGCCACATCATTGCTGGAAACCATGATTTGAAGCGTGTGGGGTCCCGGTATTCCTCTATGTTGGACGTTATCGAGGCGGCCGAGCTAGACAATGTGATGTTTTATAACAAAATTTACACATTGAATACTGATGGGGTCAGCTTTACGATGGTTCCTTTCCGGGACCGGCGCAGTTTAGGGGCCGAAACCCAAGAAGAGGGCATTGAAAAGATAGTTTCAAAGCTACCTTTCGAATTAGCAGACGTACCTATCGAAAATATCTCAGTGTTGATTGGCCATCTGTCATTTGCTGGTTCTTTTTGGACGGATGAGATTGATGACGTCAGCAATGAGCTAATGTTGCCGCTGCATCATTTTGCTGGATACGATTATGTATGGATGGGGCACGTTCATAAGCCGCAGGTGATGCAGAAGGACCCGTACATTGCTCACGTAGGCAGCATGGACATCACAGACTTCGGCGAAACCAAGCAAAAGAAGATCGTTGTCCTGTTTGATCCGGCGAAACAGCAGCGGTTCGAGGAAATACCAATCCCCACTCGGCCTTTGAGGTTAATTAGATTGGATATTCCTAAGGATGAGATACCAACTGAGTTCCTGACGAAGGAAATCTTCATCATTAATAAGGCGACTCCGTTTAAAGGTGCCATCGTTAAGGCCGAGTTAAAGATTTTGGACCCGAACGCTCCTGAATTGGACCGAGATAAAATCATTGCGTTGCTTAATAGTCTGGGCGCATATCATATAAGCAACTTTTCTGAGTCTCGTAATGTGTCGGTAATTCCTACCGACAAGAAACACACTGAAGATAGCGCCATAAAACCCAAAGCTGCCGTGAAGCTATATGCGAGCGGCGTGCTTAAATGTGCCGATAAGGATGATACGTCTGAGTTCATTTGTTTGTGCAATGAAACAATTGAAGAACTTATGGCTAATCAAAAGTAAAATTATGTCAGCAGCAACAGATTTTCTGGAGGGCGTCATGGACAACGGAAGACGTGGCCGATACATCACCACATATACTGGAATTCATTTCTGGCCATTAGACCCCAAGCAGGATGAAGTTAGCATTGATGATATTGCGCATTCTTTATCTATGCAGTGTAGGTTCAATGGACACATTGAAGAGTTCTACTCTGTGGCAGAACACAGCGTCAGGGTCAGTGCAGAATGCGAAGAGGAAAACCGATTGTGTGGTTTGCTGCACGACGCCTCCGAGGCATATCTGTGTGACATTCCTACGCCATTCAAAAAGGAACTGCCCGACTATTTAGAATATGAAGAGAAGGTGCAGAACGTAGTCTATGAGCGGTTCGGTATTGCGGCGGAGCCGGTAGATGTAAGGAAAATAGACAAGGTATTGCTGGTCACGGAGATGAGGGACTTGCGATTAAACTGTCAGATGGCCGGCTTCCCATACAAGCCGCTAAACACTACGATTAAACCTTGGCCCCAGAACTTTGCGAAGCAAGCATTTCTAGATTGTTTTTACGCGCTGTGTAAGTAAATATGTTTACTCCCAAACGATTGTATGTAAAAGACTTCATGAACCACCGCGAAAGCGATGTGGACTTTACCCTATTTAATTCTTGTTTAGTGGTGGGACGGAACTCCCAGAACGACCGGGAGTCCAATGCGACGGGTAAATCCAACCTGATTGACCGGGCAATCAACTATGTTCTGTTCAATAAGTACCCAACCAAGAAGATTGAGCGGGTAGTTCGTGACGGAATGGAAAAATGTTTGGTTGAATTTGAGTTTTATATTGATAAAGATATATGGAAAGCCACCCGCCAGCGATCTAATAAGTCGAAGACGTCTGAAGCGCGATTATATCTGTGGAAAAATAACAAATGGGACTCCCAGGAACGCAAGACCAGCTCTCAAACCGAGCGGGCCCTCCAAGATTTAATTAAAATTAATTACGACGCATTTAAAAACTCTGTTATGTTTGAGCAGGGTTCCTTTTCGGACCTGGCAGAAGGCACCGAGACGGAGAAACGAAATATCCTTAAGGAACCATTAAGGTTAGCAATCTACTCTAAACTGGAGAAGATGCAAAAAAAGAAATATTCGGTTATTGAAAAAGAGTTCGATCAGACTAAGACTTTAATTTCTACTTTAGGTGATCCACCGGCCGACATTGTGGTGTACACGGCTGAGCTTGGGGATTTAGAGACGGCGATTGCTCAGGGAACCAAGGACCGCAAAGAGATCAAGGTCCAAATTGATGCCCATCGTGTGGCTGTGTCCGATCTGGAGAAGACGTTGGGCTCCGATGAGACCCAGATAACCGACCGGCTTGTAGAATTAGACAGAAAGAGACGCGAGTTAACAGCCGCAAAGGACAAGCATGCCGCCCAGGCCAAGAATTCCGAAATGGACTTGGCTAAAAATTCGAAAGCTAGAGATGCGGCTCTGAAAAGAATAATCGAATTAAAAGATGAGCTGGATGAGCTGGAAGCAACGAAGGTTCGTACTGAGAACGAAGTTAATGATTTAATTGTAACTCTTGAGACCAAAGAAAGTCGTGGTCATAAGTACATTGCCAGCCTAGAGGTCCACTATGACAAGTATAGTAAGGCTCTTCCGTCCGGCTCCGAGTGTGATGTGTGCTTTAATGAGCTTACTGACGAATACCGAGACAAGATTTCCAAGGATAACCAGGCTCGGGCAGTAACTATCAAGAAGGATTTAGTATCAGGTCGTCATAAGATGACCGCAATAGCCGGCGAGAAGCGGGCTTTATATCAGGAGCTTAAAGATATCAGCCGCCACCAACAGCGTTCAGTACAAGCTTCCCAAAATATCAATAGTAAAATTGCAGAAGTGGGCAGGTTGGATGTAGTAGGGGAAACGATCAAAAAGCTGGTTACAGAACACCAGGCCGCCGTAGCTTTGTCAGCAAGCGCCTTGGTAGAACTGGAAAACAAGGACCAGCTGCTACGAGATAAAGCTAAAGACCTGAATGTTAACGAAATAAATAACAAGATTATAGAGCTAAAGAATGAGATTAGGGGAGAAGAAATAAAAGAAAATAAATTGATAGACGATCTCTCTAATAATAGTTCTTTAAAGGCAGTAGTAGAGGAACGTAAACGTACGAGAGAAACAGACCAACAGCAGCTGGAAGAGTTGACGAAGCAACGTGTCCAACTGGAGCGTAAGGTAAGGATACATGCCTGGGCTGTCAAGGCGTTCTCGGCTGGCGGCATACCCACCCTGATAATTCACACGATACTGGATGACCTTCAGGTCGAGGCCAATAGGATATTACAGGATTTGCGCCCCAACCTATCTTTGCAGTTCAAAGTAGAGAAGGAAGATAAGGACGCATTGGACATTACATATTTCATGAATGGCCACGAACGAGAGTATGTAGAGTTGTCCGGCGGTCAGAAAATGTATATAGCCTTTGCCCTGAAGCTTGGGTTATCTCAGGTAATACAGAAACGGTTGGGGGTAGATATTCGTTTCTTAGCTTTGGACGAAGTTGACCAGCCATTGGATGAAGCTGGGCAGGACGCCTACGTAGATATCATCCGCAAGTATCACGACAAATATAAGATTTGTGTGGTAACACATAACAATCGGTTAAAAGATAAATTCTCGCATGCAATCTTTGTAGAGGACGATGGGGCTAATGGCTCTACAGCAAAGGTGGTGACGCAATGGTAAAAATTATTGGAATAAGTGGCCAGGCCGGGTCAGGCAAAGACACTGCGGCCGATTACTTGGTTGATGAGTGTGGGTTTGTGAAGGTTGCTTTAGCTGATCCAATTAAAAGATATTGCATGGATGCCTTTGCCTTCACAGAGGAACAGCTTTGGGGACCCAGCAAGTTTCGTAATGCTCCAGATAAACGGTACCCCCGAATGGAACCGGTTCTCGTTGACCAAGACGAGGAAGAAATGAGAAACTTTCCTTTGACCCCAAGGCTTGCGCTCCAGAGAATTGGCACAGAGGGCTTTCGTCATTGCTATCCTGATGTTTGGGTAGAGTACGCTATCAGAACTGCAAAGAATTTAATTAAAGCAGCAGAAGCTGGCGCCCCGGTTCGTTATGACAAAGCCATAGGTATCGAACAGGATCATGATTTACCTCCATGCCCATACAAAGGCGTTGTCATTTCCGATGTGCGTTTTGAAAATGAAATAAAAGCAATCTATAAAGCTAAGGGCCGAACAGTTAGGATAATTGGGTTCGGCCAGGGACTGACAGGCGAGGCTAGGGAGCATTCCTCGGAAAAAGACATGAGGATGATACCCGACTCGGAGTTTGATTTCGTTATTGTGAATGGCGGAACTCTGGAAGAGCTGAAGGAAAAAGTTTGTAGCATTCCTGGTCGAAAACGGAAAGCTAGCAAACACTTGTAGGCTAATAAAATCGCATCCATATAGGATGGGATTACGAGCAGAAATATCACAAAACTACCTACAACTCCTGAAAAATAAGGGAGAGGAAGGATTATATCGCCACATTGTGGGCAATGGGGTTATGCGCTCTATTAAGGTTAGAAATCCCGAAATTGAAATATTAAATCTGTCCGAGTCTTTCTTTTCATTATTTAGAAGTACCGGAAATGATGATTATTTTAAAATAGGAAGATCGCTTCGGAGGGCTGCCAATAAGCTATACAGGCAATTTTTAAGAATTAATAAGGACAAAGAGGTTAATTTAAAATTTCTTAATGTGGTGCGCTAATGGCAGTTATAACAATCACAATTACAGAGTCGGTCATTCAGATAGTGGCCGGGATACCCAAGGAAGTCACACTTACCACTAATGTACCGTCAACAATATTTTATACTTTAGATGGTTCCGACCCGTCAGTGTTATCCAGTGTGGCTGTGGGGGCAATTGCTCTGCCCACAGATGAAAACGCAGTAGTATTGAAGGCATACGCTACGGACGGAGTTGACTCTAGTGCTGTAGTGACGCAAACGTATGCTCCAAATATTGTAAATAACAGAAAGCCTCGGGACAAAGTTATAGGTTTGAGCGTTCAGCCATTGCCGAATGGTAACCCAGCTCAGTTTGGAAATCCGTCTCCTAATCCGAACGTTAGTTACAACGGCATGGCCGGCATTACGGTAGATGCCCCAGACGTAGAGGGCATTCCGACTGGTTATGATGGGACGGCCACAGGAACCTACGCAGCCGAGACAGACAAAGAGTGGCATAGGTCAGCACCCGACCGCTATGACATTCATTATTCGGATAAGACAGAAACGGAAAGCGGGCCCAGCGTAGGCACTCTGCCAGCTGAAGTTACCGTAGTGGTTCCTGAGCCCGCCAATACTTCTCCCGACGCAAATAGTAAATTATTTAATCCACACGCCATGGTTATTATCCAAGATGGCCGAGAAGAACCTGAGGACCCTAATGTGTCGTTGATAAATCGACAGTTCTTTTCTTTGGGGAACCCGGAAAAGATCAGGGATGGCATGGGCTACCACACTACTGGTTTTGAAGGATCAGCATCAACCGGTTCTTTCATAAAACCACAATACAATCCCAGAGAGCACACTTATACATTTTATTATCGTGACGCAGAAACAAATAGATGGATTATATCTATTGAACCAGTTAGAAGGTCCACAAATGTACAAGCAGTAAATCAGCTGCTTCTTCCGTCGAGCGCCCCCGGTGAAAGAAATGTATATAGATGGATACCGTTCAAACGTCAAATTTTAAGATAATATAAAATGTTGGTACAAGGTAAGTTTTTAAAAGTCATTCCGCAGGACCGCTCTGTTTTCTTAAACCTTTCTGTAAGTAAGGTTAAAACATTCAAAACCTGCAAGGCAAAATATCATTTCTATTACATCCAGAAGCTTCCTCGTAAAGAGTGGGACTTCCAGGTGTTTGGGAAATTTCTCCATGAGGTTTTAGAGAATTTTCATGCAGAGATACTGAAGGGTTGCAAGGACTCGGATCACATTTTGATGAAGAGATGTTTCGGTGACTCTCTAAAAGCGTGGTCGGGCAAACTCGACGCTGACATGAAAAAGGAATGTTACGAAATCCTAACCACGTATTTAAAAAAGCGGCATGATGATCAGCCGAATGGACTGCCAGAAGTTCTAGAGGTGGAGAAACAGTTCGCTATAGATATCGGTGGTTCCATTTTGTTAAATGGGTTCATTGATGTCGTGCAGCGGGACCCCGATGGTGTATTACATGTTGCGGATTACAAGACAAGCAAACACAAGAAATATTTAAAGAATGATTTCATGCAGCTTAAAACATATGCTTATGCTATGTGCCTTGCTGATCCATCTTTAGAGAAGGTTCGATGTTCATATGTAATGCTGCGATTTGGTTTTGAATCTATAGTAACGGAGTTCACCCGCGAAGAAGTTATGGCAACAGAACAAGAGTTCGAGGGGTTTGCCGAGAAGATAAAGAAAGAGAAAGTATTTAGGCCTTCGCCCAGTCCGCTCTGTAAGTTTTGTGATTATTTAAATAATTGCGATGATGGTTTAGAGAAGATGGGAATGTCTAAGGGTAATTTTGGCGAAAGAGATTGGTGAGTAAGATGCAAGAAACAAATACTGCTGTAGAAGCTCCTGTAAATGATCCAGTAGAAATGACTATCACCACCGAAGAGGTGGAGTATTGTAAGGTTAAGGTAGATTACGCTGCCAATCCTGAGGCTGTCAGAAAGGCCCGCGGCGAAGCTATTTCTGAACTGTGTGCCGAGAAGCTTCCGGTTCCAGGCTTCCGTCCTGGGAAGGCATCGGACCTTGCCATTAAGGTTAAATACAAAGACCGCATTAATAGTTGGGTTAAGAATGAGATGCTTAATCAGGCTAATAACGACATCAAGTACGAAACCAAAATGCGTCCATTCCACGATCCCAATGTGGAAAGCTCCAAGCTGTCTGGTTCCAAGTTTGTGTGCCAGCTGATGTATCTGACCAAACCGGAGTTTGAGTTAAAGCAGTATAATGGTTTGGAAATCCCGGCACCCCACATGGATAAGACTGTGGATGAAATGGCCGAGGCTATGCTTAATGATGCTCGGAAAACGCACGGTAATGCCACGCCATACGACGATGGTGATTTCGTTCAGGAAGGCGACAAAGTAACGCTTACGTATGATATCCCGAAATTGAAGCTGAAAGAAGAGGGCCAGCTGTATGTCGTGGGGTCGAACGTATTCCCAGGGTTTGATGATAACCTGATGGGAATGACTCCTAACGAGGAACGCAAGTTTACTACTGAGGTAAAGGGTACCGAGGCGGAGTGCACGGTTGTTTTACATATGGGCATGAAGACCAAGCCCTGTGCCCTGGACGACACCTTAGCTCAAAAGTGTGGCGTGAAAGATTTTGACGAATTGCATTCTACGGCCAAGACAATGGCGAACAAGCAGTACGATCTAATTCGTAATAACAAGATTGGGGAGCAGCTGAAAGATCGTCTGGTTGTATCACACGATATCAAGCCTCCGGAATGGTTGATAGAGGCGGATGCTCAACATATCGCAGCCCAAGAAGGGGTTAAGTGGAGCGAGCTTGAGGAAGAGGCAAAGAAGGGTTACCTGGAGCGCGGAGAGAAAAGTTCCAAATTTACATTAATTCTGGATGCCATTAAGCTAGACGAGCCAGAAGTAGATGTGTCAGATGCCGAGGCCATTGAGGGCATCAAGAACTCCCTGATAGACCGAGGAATTGCGAACGCCGAGGAATGGCTGCAACAGTCTTTGAAGGGCGGTTCTCTTGGTAAAATGATTGTTCAATTTAAAAATGATTACACATTACAGTGGTTAGTGGAACATACAAAGGTGGTAGAGTAAAATGCCGAAAAAAGAAAAAGACGCAAGGTTTAGTGGAGACTTCCCTAAGAAGTGGGCAACGGTCCTCTCAAATCCGGACCATGATGAATGGCTGGACAAAGCTCAGCAATCCTCAAAAGAGGATTTAAATGCGATGATAATCCAGTCCAGCGAGCTTTTGTCTGATTTTAAAAAGGATTTGGACAGCGACCCGGACATTAAAGATATCAAAGAGCGACTGAAGGATGCCTGTCGCATTCCCCGGGAAGGCATCAAGATCAACGAAGCTAAGCTTATGTACTGTGTTGAGTTGAAGAAATCCATGTAATATTATAGAATTAGGGTATGGTACAGAGAAGAGTAACTAAAACGTGTTGTGGTAGAAAGGCAATAGTCATTACGTCGGAAAAGCCAGTGCGTAAAAACCACATCCAAATGTTTCGACAAGCCGGATTTAACGTGCCAGAGAACTACGTTAAATCCGGTTTACTTTATGCTAAGAAGGGTGGGTTCATCGCGACGGCCACTTTTGGAATTTGTAACACGAACGTTAGATGTGCCGGTGCCGGTTGCGATGACACAATCGCTTTATTCGAGGGCATCCTAGCCAAAATTGAAAGAGAACCCTAGTGTCGAGCGGGATGATCCGTTCGGGATCATTCTGTATGACTGAAGAGAAGAAAGACTACCTAGACGACGAAGAGTACTCCAAGTTTGGTGGCTCTCCCTATTTGAGCGATTATGTGTCGCTGCATAATCATACCACATTTTCTATTTTAGATAGCCTAATCAAACCAATTCAGTTATTTGAGACGGCAAAGCTGTTGGGTCAGAAGGCCGTAGCCGTCACCGACCATGGCACCATGGCCGGGATGTGGGACTCGTTAAAGGCATCCCGCAGCACAGGGGTCAAGCTGATAGCTGGGTGCGAGCTTTATTTTGTAGATGACGTGGCTCAAGAAGATGCCCGTATGCGTCACATTGTTTTATTAGCGAAAAATGAAATAGGTTATAGAAACCTACTATTAATGGAAGCCGCAGGGTATGATAACTTTTCTGTTGTTTTCCGCAGGGTGTTTCCCCGAATTGATTGGAATATTTTAAAACAGTATTCTGAAGGACTAATGTGTACCACCGCTTGTGCCAATGGTATATTGGGTCAATTATTAAATAGCAAGCGGGACGCAGAGGCTATGGACCAGGCTGACCGTCTCCAGCAAATATTTGGAGACGATTTAGCTATAGAGATACAGCCCCATGCTTTAAAAAGAAAAAACACATCCTATTCGGGCGAGGTCGATCAAATTGCCACCAATCGCAAGTTAAGGATTATTGCGGACAATTTGGGCATCAAGTGTATTGCGACAAATGACGCACACTATGTGACTCCCAATCAGCATCGGGCACACGATGTGTTGTTGGCCATTGGTTCGGGCCAGCCAGTCAACTCTGGAGCTAGGCTTAAGTATGACATGGCTACAATGCACATTAAGTCGGCCGAAGAGGTATACAACAAGCTAGCTAGGATACCATCCCAAAGGGACTTTGCCAGGGAGTGTCTCGAAAATACAAAATACTTCGCGGACAAGTGTGAGTTTCCTGATTGGATTGACCCGAAGTATTCTAATCCGTCTGGTAAAGAGCTGCCCGAGTTCCCGGTTGACGACCAACCAGACACAGCCCAATTTAAAGCGTGGCTTAAGAACAATCCATTAATCGGGGCAGTTAAGGACCCAGACGAATTATATCTGAGGTACCGCTGCGACCTAGGGCTGAAGTCCAAAATTCACCCAGACAAACATGCAGAATACCAGGCCCGCCTAGAAGAAGAGTTAGACGTTATCGAATATCATAAGTTCTCATCCTACATGCTGATTGTGATGGACTACATCGAGTGGGCCAACAATAATGGCATTTCGGTTGGGCCAGGCCGCGGTTCGGTTGGCGGATCATTAATTGGGTACTTAACGGATATCCACATGGTGGACCCGATTAAGTATGGTCTCATTTTCGCTCGCTTCCACAATAAGCAAAAGACCAGCTTCCCTGATATCGATACCGACTTTGCTCCCACTGGACGTCCTTTGGTACAGGATTATATCAGGCAGAAGTATGGGGAGCACCATGTGGCACACGTTTCTAACGTGAATACGATGACGCCCAAGGTTTATGCTCGGGCCATTGCTAGGGCATTTGTGTATGGCAGTGACCGTAAAGCGGCAGTCCAGATTGGTACGGCCATTGCGGACGCCATCCCCAACGAAGTCAAGACGGTCCCGAGGGCTTTGGAGAAGGCCGCTCTGTTTGCTGAATATGCCAAGCCCCTATCAGAGGGTGGAGGCGGCTATACAGAGCTGAGAGATTTTGCAGAAGACCTGGGAGGCAAAGCCGTAGCCTGGTCCACCCACGCTGGTGGTGTGGTAATTGGTCGCAGACCGTTACGCGGTCTTATTCCAATCCGTCGAGATAAAGAAGGTAACGTAGCGATCGAGTACGAAAAGGAAAGAGCCGAGGCTAATGGTCTGGTAAAGATGGATACGTTGGGTTTGGAGACATTGGATATCATCGCCGAGACGTACAGATTAATTGACGAGTGTGGTAAGCCAGCTCCGCCCCGATATCCTAATTTTGATGAATACGATGAGAAGACTTACAATCTGATTGGTGACGGAGATACCTTCTGCGTATTCCAGCTGGGAACCTCATCGGGCACTATAGATTTGTGCCGCAAGGTTAAGCCAAAAAATATTGAAGACATTGCGATCGTCAACAGTTTGGCCCGGCCATCCGCACGTGACATTCGGGCCGACTACATTACTACCCGAAATGGAGATTTGCCCATCCATATCATGCATTCCTCTTTGGAGCGGGCGTTCAGGCCGACCTTGGGGTTTGGGCTGTACGAAGAGTGTTTGCTCTATTTAGCTCAGGACGTTGCCGGATGGTCGCTACACGAAGCTGACCGTCTCCGCAAGCTGACTAAAGAGAAGGGTAAAAATCCCGAGAAGGCCAAGAAGTGGAAAGAAGATTTCATTAATGATGCCATACAAAACGGTGTGGATAAGAAAACCGCGAAGTCCATCTGGAATGATGTGGTGGATAAGTTCCAGGGCTACGGGTTCAATAAGTCCCATGCAGTTTTCTATAGCCTCATTGGGTACCACACAGCTTGGCTGAAGGCCAACTATCCTTTAGAGTTTTTGGTAGCCAACCTTAAATCAGAAGTAAATTCCAATGCGCGTATAGCCAAAGATAATATTGCAAAAATTAAAGAAGAGATCAGAGCATTAGATGTAAAGATTGTACCCCCGAACCTCAACGAGTCAGAGACCACTTATAAAATCATTGATAATCAAACATTGATGACTGGCTTTGATGCATTGAAATACATGGGCAAAGATGCCATCCCGGAGATTTTATCAAAGCGACCCTTCGATAATTTTGAGGATTTCTTAACTAAGGTTGATGGGACAAAGGTTAGGGCACCAGCCATCCAGGCTCTGGCAGCTTCGGGTTGTTTGGACTCTTTTGGAATGTCCAGGAAGCTCATGTTCCTGTATGCCATGGATTATAAAAAGAAATTAGGTTCTTTCTTGAAGAGGAAGACCAAGAAAGACGGCGAAGAGTTCAAATATCCGTGGCCCCAAGAAGAGGAATGGACCATTTCTGAGCGGTGCGCATTGGAACGATACTATTTGGGTGAGAGCTTGAGTGGCGATAAAGTCCAGGCTTATAGCACTCCCAAGACCGGCCGCTTCTTTACGTATGATGCTAAGGAATTCAGGCACTTACCTAAATTGCATCCGGCTCCACCCGCCGCTATGACAGTAAAAGAACAAAGAAAATATACCAAACATATTACTCGTTTACAAGCCGAGGTCAAGAATATGTTTGAATTCAAGGTTAAGAAGGAAGATTCAAAAATTAAAGGCGAAGTTATGGCCAAGGTCACATTGGAAGACCCACATGGCAACCAAATGACCATGACCTGTTTCCCTGACAGCTGGGTGAAGTTGCAGAACCGATGTTTGGAACTATCTAATAATAAACACAAATTAGATATTGGGGTGGGATTATATTTGAATGGCGAGCTGAATTGGTATGATGGAGATTTGTCCCTCATATATGGAGACCTTACGAGGTTTTCTCCCCCGCCTCAACTACCTGATGACCTGAAGGCCAAAAAAGTAACTATGCGAAGAGCGAAGAAATCTGCATCTATAAACGATGAGGATGACCGCAATGTTATTTTGGATGAATTAGAGGAAGAGTTAATAGAAACTGGAAACTCAGATTTGGACGACGAGGATGATGACGAATATAATCCTCCAGCACCATTTTGATTAGGGGTCGCTATATATATTAGCGTGCCACTATATCGGGCGAATAAAGGGAAAAATTATGAAATGTATGTCTTGTGCGGCCCCAATTTCTCCGGCTTTTAAGGCTGCAATACAATCTAATAGGTGCCCAGCGTGTGGCGAACAAATGATGAACGATAACACGCAGGAGTTATTAGGGGAATTGAAGAACGCTTTGGAGGAAATGCCTTCCGATCCGGAGGGTGTTGCGGGATGGTTGCTTTCTCATTATGAATTGAGAAAGATAGGAACGGGTGAGCCGGTCGAGCAGTTTTATGGTGCTCCCTCTGCGGCACAGTTGCAGCAGCTACATATGCAGACTGTTGGTGGTACGCCTTTAACCCCAATGCAGATGCAGCAGATGCAGATGCAGCAGATGGGAATGGGTGGAGCGACCGGCATGGTTGGCGGGCGTGAGGCTCAATTAAGAAACCAACCCTTGGTGGCTCCAAACAAGTTGCAGCAGTTTTATAACCAGGCCGGAATAAAGAAGACTAAAACCAAAGCAGATTATGCTGCCATAGCTTCCCAGATACAAGCGGGCGGCGTGGACTATGGTGAGCCGGCTATGCCGGGGCCCAATGCGGCAATGCTGGCCGCCGCACAGCAGCAAGCACAACTACAGCAGCAGCAGCAGCAGATGTTGATGATGCAGCAACAGATGCCGCAGCAGGGGCAGCCGATTATGGAGGGCCAGCCCCTTCCGGTTTCTCCACAGATGCAGAAGCAGATGTTGCAGCAGCAGATGTTACGGAACAGGCAGCAGAACCCAAATATGATGCCGCAGATGATGGCTCAGGACCCAGCCTATTCTCAAGAATACGTAGAAGAGGCTATGGACCCGAGCTACACTCAGCAGGCATTGGCGGCCATGGGTGGAGGTGGCGGTGCCGGTGGCGGTAGCCAGATGGAGGCGGGTGGCCAGTTGTCCGCGGCGGAAATGGCAGAAATCCAAGGCTTAGTAAGTGGACCACAAACAGGTTACGACCTGCAACATTCGGACAACCTTCCTCCAGCATTGCAAGTTGGTAGGATGGACCGGCTGGAGAAGCAACGGTCATTGCAGAGCATGGGCTCCGTAGGAAAGATTACACGGAGATAGTTTAAATGAATAAGGTTATTGGAAATAAACGGATAGAAATAACCCCCGATGAGTTCGCAATGTATGAACAAATTTGTGCGGGATATCCAGATGGTAAGAGTTTGTTTCAGGGATTATTTGAAACAAATGACCAGGGAATAATTACTTGTTTAATTCCTCCCAAAAAGCGGTTCGCCATGGATGTTGTTATATTTTTGCAAAACCTGCTAGTGCATCAGCATATGAGGTTGATTTACAAAGAACATGATGAGGCGATAAAAGAGTTAAAAGCATTAGCTACTCAGGCCTCCAAATTGATTTCTGAGTTGAAGCCGTCGAGCGGCGCTAAATAATTCATAACATTTAAGTATGGCAGATGATTGGTCAGTAGAAAAACCAGAAGGCGCAAAAATAATTACGGTGGAGGACCTTATTGGGGACGGTCTTGAAGATACGTTCCTGAAGTTTAATGTCACCGAAATTCAGGATATACTTTCTAAATTGCAAAATACTAATGTGCCCGATTTGGCACACGCCGAATACCTTCAACAGCAGGCATTGCGGTGCGCAGATATTCTTTCAGAATATCTTGGAAAACTAGTAAAAACAATACATTATTTAGAAGCTAAGGTGTCGAGAACAAAAGCCAAAGCGGCATTGAATTATACACCAGATGCTGGCGTAAGAATTTCCATAGAATTAAGGAAGATGGCCAGCGAGGACTCCCAGGAGGTTGAAGATATACAAATAAAATTGGCCAAAGCTAAAGGAAGTAAAGTAGCTTTAGACAGGAAATACGATATTATAATTAAAGCACATCATCATTACAAGGATATTGCTTCGGGGCTTAGAAAAACCATCGTAGGTTATAGCGCACCCGTAGCAGACCCTGATCAGATTAAATAAATTAATGGAGTGAATTATGTCTAAAAAAGACCCAATAAAAGAATTTTTTGCAAGCCAGTTAGAAGCAGGCGAAGAGGACAGCTTTAAATTTTCACATGAGGCTATGACCGGTAAGGTTGCGGTCATAAAAACTGGCTCACCTGGGCTGGACGATGCTTTATCTTCGGGAGGAATTCCCAAGGGAAGATTAATTCAATATTATGGGCCGACCGCTTCTGGCAAAACCCTAATGGCTATGTTGGCCATAAAAAATGCTCAAACAGAAGACCCTAAAGCCATGCAGCTGTTCATTGACTCGGAGGGTTCGTACGACCCTACTTGGGCCAGGCAAATTGGGGTTAACGCAGACCATGTTGGCGTTGTTCAATATGACTTGGCGGTGAATGGCCGTCGTTGTTTTGAGTCCCTGCTGGGCGTTCCGAAAGAAGACAAAAAGACCCATCACTATAAGGGCAAGTCTAAAGAAGGAATTTTGGACAAGATTGCTAATGGTGAGAAGGGCTTCAATTTCAACCTTATCGTTTTGGACTCCCTGGGAGCTATCATTCCTCCAGGAGATGACATTGCTGCGGTAGGCAAGATTACCATGGCTAAGCTGGCCAAGTTCCTTACCCAGGAACTGAAGAAGGTTTCTCTTGAGATAGCTAAGGCCAAAATTCCATTTATCATGATTAACCATAAGCGTGATACTATGGACCCTTACTCCGATCATACTTTTGCCGGTGGCAATGCGTACGCTCATCATCTGAGTGCTAATGTGTATTTTGAACTGGTAGGCCGAAAAGACTCATTCCTTTTAGACGAAAAGGAAAATCGTATTGGTGGAACTGTTCGCGCCACAATAGAGAAATCGAAATTTGGGCCACACCCACGAAAGTGTGAATTCAAGGTAGATTTCCGAAAAGGCGTTGTGGATACTCATGAGGAAATTGCTCAACTGGCAATTGATTATAATATTATCCAAAAGACTTCTTCTGTGTCTTATGAGTACGGAGACCAGAAGTGGGTAGGTCAACCCAAGCTTAATGCAGCATTAATTGAAAATGCGGCTTTGGTTGATGAATTAATGGTAAAAATAGAAGAGGCCCGGGACGCCAAGCGAGATGTTGTCCTGGCCGATCAAGAAAAGAAGACCGAGGAAATCATCGAAAACAGTATCCCTGAATGATGGGCCGGTGCCTATAACAATCAACCTTTCAAACCCTAAGGGGGTGATAACCAAACCACGTACTAATTGTTATAGGCACCGCAACTTAGGTCGAGCCGCCAAACCCAACGAACTTAAAAAAGAGAGAAAGATGACTGAGGTACTTTTAATAAATAAGACGAAAAAGCCGGACCCGGAATTGCGGGATACCGACCTACAAGAAGCGAACGCAAGAGATCAAGCGGACCAAAGAATTAGGGAAAATTCTGCTACTAATCCGCTATATATAGTAACAGTCGCCGATCCCACTATAACGGCAAAAAAACGCAAGTTTTTCGGCCTAAAATTAAGAGATCAAAGTGCGATTTACCTGGAGGTGATAGGAATAGAAATCGAGATTGATACACAACTAGAAGCTGTAAAAAGTTATAGTGACGTTCAGGCTCTTGCCCGACTAGAGGACACCGCAGTTATTAGCATAAGGTTTCCTTGGGCCAGAGTAATTAACATAGAAAATAAAACATATAAGCATAAAAAGGTGTAAAAATGGATAACTACGGATTAAAAGACTGGGACGACGTTGAAATTAAGCAGGTAAATCAGAATCAAAACAGGCGTGACATTTACATGAGGCTCCAGAACGGCAGCAACGTTCTCCGGGTACTGACCAAGCCTCACGAGTATTTGGTGCATCGTTACGATCCAAGCAACCCGAACAATGACAAAGAGAAGAACTCGGGTTTCGGGGAGCGTATTATGTCTTCGATGTTCCATGGCAGCGATCCTCTGGTAGAGAGAGGTTTCAAGCCGAAGCGCCGCTGGTTGGTAGGCATTTTGGATCGCAAGACCTCTAGCTACAAGATCATGGATATGTCTGTGAGCGTGTTCAAGTCAGTCCAAGAGTTGGTTCGTGATGAAGACTGGGGTGACCCATCTCAGTACGACATTGATGTGAAGGTGGATAAGCAGGGTGGTCCCACGGGTTACTACACGGTTATCCCGAAGTCCAAGAAGCCACTGAGTGCTGCGGACTTGGATGCCAAGTCGCAGGTCGACTTGGAGGACCTGAAGCGTCGGTGTACTCCCCCAAGCCCCGAGAAGGTTGCGGAGCTGGTGGCGGCCATAGATGCCAAGGCCAATGGGCAGACAGTGCAGGATACCAGCCAGGAAACGGAAGAGTCCGATATGGACTTCCCGGTAGTGGAAGGTAGCGACGATACCTAAGATAAATCGTCGGGCAAAACAAAAGGGCGGCTCTCGGGTCGCCCTTTTTGTTTGCGTTATATATCTTTACATGAGGATATTAGGTCTGGACATTTCAAGTACGACAATCGGTGCTGCGTTAATAGAACAGGACGGCGACAAGTTTGAATTATTGTATCACGAGTATTTCAAACCGCCAAAGAAAACCAGCTTGTTTGAAAGTTTATATCAAACACGACAATGGATTATAGCAAGGGTTCTTGCTTGGGTGCCCGACGAGGTAGTCATAGAGGAAATTGCTCAGCATTTCGCGGGCCCAGGGAAGGGCGGCAGTTCTGCTGCCACAATTATCAAGCTGGCAGTGTATAACCGAACCGTTGGCCTGGCTATATATGAAAATCTAAATAAGGACCCGGTCTTGCTAAACGTCAACACAGTGCGTAGTATAATAAAGCCGTCTGGATACCGCGGACGTTTGGCTAAAAGTGATGTGCCAGAAGTGGTGGCGGCAATATTGAAAGTAGATTTCCCGTATGTGTTAAAGAAAAACGGAAAGATGGCCGATGAGAGTTGTGATATAGCGGATGCCATGGCGGTAGCTTTGGCTTTTGGAGCATTGGAACGAGCTAAGAAAATACCACAATGACACTCAACGAAGCATATCGAACCCTTGGGGTTCAACAAGGCGCATCCAAAGACGAAATATCCAAGGCTTTCAAGAAGCTGGCGGCGGAGTGCCATCCAGACTCTACTAAAAAGCCAGACGAAGAGAAGTTTAAAAAGATAAACTCTGCCAAGCAAACAATTGATAATCCCCCACCAGAAATGCCAAGGCGTTCAAATCCTGGTTGGAGTCAGGTCGTTCAGATCAATATTGGTGGCAGCCGCAGTGGGCCCAAAGTTTATCCAGAACCAGTATTGGATGTTGATTTAACATTTGAAGAGTCTGTCATGGGGGCGAAAAAGAAGATTGTGTATGACAGATACACGAAATGTCATGAATGTATGGGCCAAGGCTTTATAGTAGGTGTCAATATTTGTAAGGACTGTCATGGTCAGGGTGCCACCGCAGTCCAACAAGGCCGGGTCAGGACGGTCCAGGAGTGCCCCACATGCCGAGGGACAGGGAAAGAGGTAACAGATTGTGTAAAATGCAATGGGGAGGGCGTAAAGAAGCAATCTGTGACCCAGGAGGTCCAGCTGCCGTTCAGCTTACGGGATACCCAGCTCATTCGTGGCGGTGGCAGTGGCAATTACCGTGGCTCCATGCCTACTCCGTTTGGTGGGCCACGGGATGTTTACGGAGATGCTTTAATTAGAATTCATGTAACGCCAGACCCAGATATGTCTTTGGACGATGATGGAGTTAATCTTTTATCTACAATCAAATTAACATTGGTAGACGCCCTGAGTGGTATTAATAAAAAGGTCAGGACACTTAAAGGAGAATTGACTCTTAAAATTCGACCGGGCTCGAAGAACGGCCATCAAATCGTAGCGCAGAATTACGGTCCTGGATATATAGGAAATCATATCTTCATTCTGGATGTAGAGTATCCGTCGGACACGGCAGAACTTATAGAATTTTTAAATAAACAGGAGAATTAGATGGGATTTCTTATTACTTGTGATAATAAAGGGTGCTTCGACACCATGGAGCCGCTATTAAATAAAAATACCGACCAAGTATTTTGTACATCCTGTGGTAAAGAGATGAAAAGCGTCACGTACTTTACCAAAGTACAGATGAAATCGCTTGGCCAGACGATGAATAACCAAAAAGCCAGCCAGGCGTTCTCGGTACGATGCTCTGCTTGTGGGACGATTGCCCAACCAACGGTTGCTGCGGACGGCAAAATTCATTGTTCTGCCTGTGGGTCTCATTTGACTGATTTGGCAGCCCCGTTTGCACACACAATTCGTCAAATGGTAGGTAAGTCTGGTAAAGATGTCTAATGGAGATTAGAGACCTAGCCTCTTATACCATTAGGAGGTCAGAAAAGTTCGCAGATATTATGAGCGCCAGCTCTACTCTGCTGAAACATAGCCCGTTGGCTGGCTCAGTACGGGATTATCTGAAAACTCGGGTCCCTGATGGCGCTGATGGGTTTACATTTGGCTACTTCCCTAGCAATGAAGAGCTTGGTGCGCTCTTGGAGTTCGTTTCTTTACAAGAATTAGAGTTTCTTGATCTGGTTTATAAAAAATACGTGTACGATAGTGGTCAGCCCGAGCTAGTTAAGTGCGTGACACTAGGCAAACACAATCTGATCATGCCGTACAAGAATGTGTACGGAGATATTATCGGTTTAGTGGGGCGCACCTTGCTAACTAAAGCAGAACAGAAGGCCCAGGGCGTCCCGAAATATAAAAATACATCTTTATTGAAGTCCCTAAACCTATTTGGGATGTACCGGGCCAAACTACACATCTTATCCAAAGACGCAGTGATAGTGGTGGAAGGTCAGATGGACTGCATTACCTGTCATCGGGCCGGATATAAGAATGTTGTGGCTTTAGGTGGTTCTGCTTTTACTAAATTCCATTTTTTCTTGTTAAAAAGATATACTAATAATATATACCTATGTCTGGATAACGATGAAGCTGGCCGCAGAGAGACAAAAAATATAATTACTCGGTATGGTGATTTGGGGCAAATAGTTCCCATCGCGATGCCGGACTGTTATAAAGATATTGATGAGTACATCAGAAAAGGCGGCGACCCAAGTTTGCTTAAAGTCTGAATTATTTTTATTTAATAGGAACTTTTATGGATAGGTCGAAAAATCGGAGCGATAGGTACCAGTGGGTGTTGGTGGAGGCTCCATGTTCGCCGGAAATGTTAACGGAAGTCGCGGACTCAGAGGGTATCGGGGCTCAGTTAAATCCGTTTGGTTACAATGAAGAGCTATTAAACTTAAAAGATCAATTGAAAGTGGCTTTTTGGAGAATTGTTAACACAAAGCTGACTTCAAGACAAAAAGAAGTAATTTCATTATATTGTGACGGATATACACAAACAGAAATAGCCAAGAAGTTGAACGTGAACCAGTCGTCCATTACGAAAAGTATAAATGGAAATTGTGATTATAAAAACGGAAGGAAGATATACGGGGGTACGAAAAAGAAAATTCAAAAAATAGCAGAACAAGATGAAGAAATACAAGAAATACTGCTAAGAATTAAAGAAATTCAGTCTAATACGCTATATTGATTATGGTCGAATTTTTTTCATTTGGTCGAATTTCGCAAAAAAATATATGCATAACCACACATCTTAAGTATGAAGATGTGTACAAAATGTAAAGAAGACAAAGATTTATCATGTTTCGCAGCACGAGCTACCAGTCCAGACGGGCTGCAAGTTATATGCAAAGCGTGCCAAAAGCTTTATAGGGAAAAGAATAAAAACAAACAACCCACGCCCCCGAAAGATGGTATTCTTCGGTGTACGGCGTGCAAACAGGATAAGCCGGTAGGCTCATTCAACAAGTCCTCATCTACTAAAACTGGTTATTTCAACTGGTGTAAAGACTGCGCCAGGGAAAACCAGACGAAGAGGAATGAGAAATATCGTGAAAAACATGGTATTAGGGAGGACGCCCAACGAAGGCGTGACAGGGTATCGTGGTTTAGAGAGTTAAAAGCCAACGAACCTTGTGCTGATTGCGGTATAACTTATGAACCATATTGTATGGATTACGACCATTTACGAGACAAAGTTAAATCAGTTTCCCGGATGGTTTTAGAAAATACACCAAAAGAAACTATATTAAAAGAAATAGAAAAATGTGAATTAGTTTGTTTATTGTGTCATAATAAAAGAACATATGGGCGTCAGACCAGGCGAGACGAGTCTAAATATTCAGAAACCCAGGAAAAGAATTTTGAAATAATCAAACGGGCCAAAGACGTTCCGTGTAGCAAATGTGGTGTCCGGCGGGAACAATATAATATGCAGTTCGATCATTTGGACCCAACCGTTAAATACAAAGATGTATGCCAGTTAAAAAATTATAAAACAGAAACATTAATTAAAGAAATTGAAAAGTGCCGGGTAATATGTGCGATTTGTCATCGTCGTGAGTCATTGTTGGGGCAGAGAATTGGATTATATTCGGAAAAAAGAATAAAAAAATCGAAACGATACATTGGGGAGACAGAGCAGGAATGCCGGAAGTGTTTAGAGACAAAGCCATACAGTTGTTTTACCAAGCATGCTGTGACAAAAAACGGGTATAGCTCTTGGTGCAAAGATTGTTTTAACAAGTATAGGCAAATTAAACGGCGGACATATTTGATGAAGTGAGCGGGGCTCTTATAAGGTACTCCCGCTTTATGGGGCTAAGGTGGTATAGATAAGTAGTGATGCATGTCTAGGGAATTCTACTATTTATTTCATATTCCTTTAGTAAATCCTAGTGCGTTTTGATTTTGGGAGCAGAGGATGGATAAATACTCTATTGATTACGCCGAGCTTAAGTCCGACATGGATCGGCCCAGATTTTTTAAATATGCAGACGTAAAAGACCGCCTAATCAGGGTGGCCTATGACGTTGTCAAATTTCAAGATGCCAGCGAAGATATTGATGGTTTATGGCAAATTCAGTCTACCGATGACGGAGAGGTCATTGTGGCTATGTATGAGGCCCCAGTTGCTGCTGAGGGCCCAGCGGCGATAAAAACCGAGTCATCTTGGGTAGTTCTGCCTGGTCAGAACAATTCTTCCATGAATGTTTTTTATAAAGGGGCCGCAATTCACAAGATTGCGTCGTCTCAGGTGGGTATTGCTGCCGAGGATTTACCAGATGTTTGCACAAGTGTAGCTACTAAATTAAGTGAAAACGAAGATTTTAGGCGTTCGCTGCTGGAAGAAATCCCAGCAAATGAAAAAGTGGCCCTTTTTAGTAAGTACCCAGAACTTACGGAATAACAGGATTATATAATGGACGTTAGGAGCATACAAGATTTAAGGCGATTTGTTGATGAGATCGGCAAAAAATTAGCTGCAAGTGATAAGTTTTTCACCGGCAGGTTAGCCACACGCTTGACTAAGGCAACCCGGCAGTTCCCGCAGGACCAGACTATCATCCAAATGGCATCTTTTTTGTCCAGGCGGGCAGATAATCCTGGTGGTCACCTAATCAGCCGGTCTGAACTTCAGCAAGCCGTCAATGATTTATGGACGAACGACACTCAATGCCGCGCTTTTTTGCAGCAGGAGTTGGGCGATAATCCAAACAACATGGTTGGAGCACAGATAGCTCCAGCTCACCACGAGAAAGAGGGTGAGTTGGTGGAAGACCTGTACAGCAAGTATGCTGATAAGCGGTTGGTTTCCGAATTGGAAGCGGCGTTTGATAAGGATGCTCAGTACCGGCCATACGATCCGACCGTTGCCAAGCAGGCCGAGGATATTTGCAGAAAGGTTCTGCCAGGTAACCCACTGGTCCAGGCAGTTGATGGCCGCGAATTTGCTATTTTGTGTCAGGCCACATACGAGACGCCCCGAGGGCAGAGTAACGTACTCATTCCTGTGGAGGTTGTCAAGGGACACGCTCTGCGACCGTCGACATTCTTAAGCCAGCTTGGGTTCCAGAATTTAAGCAACGAAGCTTTAGAGCAGCACATCTTTACAACTGCCGGCCGTCACTTCAGGGTAAACGCCAGCAATTTATTTGAAACAATTCACCGAGCCAAGTTCGGCGCATCTCCTGAGTTGGACAATGTAGAGCGAGCGGTAATGATGCTCAAGGCCAAGTCAGAGACTCCGGCCGAGCACACACCTGATGGCATTTTGTATCAGGAAATCGACGCAGCTCAGACTGCGGTAGAAATCCCGGAGAGCCCTGAGGTACAGAGTTTTGCGGCAGAGCTGAACACGACTGCTGGTGGAGCTGAGTTCGTATTCGGGAAGTCCGCTGTAGAGACGGGCAAGGGTGTCATTGGTATGATGATGAAGGATTTCGGATACACCAATGCTCAGGTCCGGGTAGCGAACTTCACTCAAGATGCCATTATTTATGCGGTTTCCGTAAACGGAGCGGGGCTCAAGGTTCCGGTTCGGGTTGCTAAGAAGAATGGCAAGTTTGCGGTTAGTCGTCCGACCACAATTCTAGCTGGTGGTGCCATGGACAAGTTCACTCGGCAGGGCATTATATCAGCTCTGGGCTCCAACGATCAGGTATCGGCAGCTGCGGCAATGGGATACGACCTGGGTAACTCTCAGGCACTCATCGGCGAGGTTGATGCGGCATGTGAGTCGGGAGACCTGAAGCGTGCTGGTGATGCCGTGGCAGCACTGGAAGCATCTGGTGACCGCAATGCATTCAAGTATGGGTTTGAAACCTACATGAACGCCATGTCTGGGGTAAAGAAGGAAGCCAGCGCCCCTCTACCTCAAATGAAGACTATTAAGATTGGTGGTAACGAGGTCGAAGCCACCACCGGCCTGCCTGTGGACAAGGTGTACATGGACGCGCACGGGAACGTACAGCCTAATTATCGGAAGAACATGGATAAGACCGATGACGGCCTTGCTGGCGGATTTTTGAACGCTAAAGTTATTATGGGGTTATAAATGACCGGATTTGATACTTTAAAAAAGATGGCTATGCAGTTAGTCGATGTCAATAGCGACCTTCTAACTGAAGCAGAGCGGCACTTGAACGACGAGGACTTGGCTCTATTTGCAACCATCCTTGCCGACGCAGGTTCTAAGATTGCAGAGGCGGCCAAGTTCATTGCGGCCCGCAAGCAAATGACTATTCAGGATGTTGAAGAGCTGGGAGCGGTAGCTCAGGCGCTCGATGAGTCTGGTGACCCGGTGTTGCAGAAGCAAGCGTCTGTAATTGATGACCTTTTGTTTACAATTGGCTCCGACCCAAAAGCACGAATGGCCTTTAAGAAAGCTCAGGACGACGAAGTCGACCGCTTGAGGGCAAAATACCGTGAGCAACGTGGCGAAGAAGCTTATACTGTTGTTAAAACACAGCATGACAAGGAAAGCAGAGTAAACGAGGCAATCAAAGCAATTGATGAAAAGGTAAAAAGGTATCGGCCCTTAGAGGCTCCTCTCAGTACACGCTATAGTCCTGATATGCCAGGTGTATCGTTGATGCGGATTGGCGACAATGTATATCAATGCCCGGTGACCAAGAAGGTTTATGATTTCCGAAGTGGTTACACGACTGCCAAGGGGAACCAAATTCCGGGTGGAGACGTATCTAACCAAACTCAGCATCTAGGACACATGGCACAGGAACATATGAATTTTAGTACCAGAGAAGAAGTGCTCAACGGGGCATAATCTCTGGAGCTAGACATATGACGGCAGACTTTTCTAAGATATTACAACATCCTGACAAAGATGAGATAGTTTCCAAGCTTGTCACGGGCGTTAAGCCCAAGGATATTGGTGATTGGCTAAAATTAAAGTACCCAGATAAGGATCAGGGTCATCTACGTATTGCTTCCAGCATGCTGAAGAGCTTCGTGGACAACAATCTTGATCTATATGGCGCATTGAAAAATGATGTTGCTAACACCAAGAGCGGCCAGACGCCTCCCAAAGACATAGCTGACTCTTTAAAAAATAATAAGACGTACAAAGAACGCCTCAATGACATCGCTGATACCGAAATAGATATCAAGCGAGTGATGGTTGAGGCGGTTTTCTTTATTAGGCAGCGTATTGAGCAAGTATGGGACAAAATGCAAGAAAACCCACAAAATATGAAGCCAGACTATGCTTTAATTAAATGGTTTGATACATTATTGGTTGCCGCAGAAAGATACGAGAAAATTGTGAATGAGTCGCCCGATCAGGTTATACAACATAATGTGAACTTACAACTTATAGAGCAACACACGGCCATCTTACAGGATGCGGTTCGAGCTACCATGGCCGAAGTGGACCCTGCGATGGCCTCAAGGTTTTTAGAGAACTGGACTACGCGCGCAGCACTACTTGAAGAGCCAAATCAACAGCCATTGTCCCAAGAAAAGAGGTTAGCAGAGGCCCAGGTGCTAAGTACTGAGGTGAATGAGGGTAATGAGGGGGCAGAATGAGTTTCTTGGCGAAGAAAATTAGAGAAAGAGAACATTTTATTGATGAACGTTCATCTTCTCCTGCTGAACAGAGAGAATTATTGGAAGAGCTTCATGTTTTTGCATCGTCTATGGCCGCTATTGGTGTGGCCTCCGAGCAAGATTATAAAGATTTCTTTTATATTAACACTCTAGTTGGGGAAATTTCCAAAAATATTACCGGAACTCGACTTTCGGAAGAGGAATTAGCTAAAATTTCTCACGTTGTGTACGTATGTAGGAATGATTATCCTATAAATACTATAATTAACTTCCACAGAGCGGTTAAGAATGCGTTGGATAAGTCAGAAATACCTATTACGAAAAAGGCATATCCACAAGGACAACAGTCTGGTTACATAGCCTCACCTCATAACCTAAATAGGTGGGTGCAAAGTATGCGTCAGATTTATGCAATGAACACAAGAGGCGAAGGCTTGGGTAAAGCATTCGAGATAGTTACAAAAAAGTGGGATAAAATGGAGAAAACTGATTTCCGTCATTGGTTAAATTTTTATCAGTCTGGTGAGCACTTAGATTATAAGATTGCCCAGGATGGTGGTCGAAGATATTTTGAAGTTGGAGATGGAACAGCAGTAATTCCTCTTCCACGGGCAACCATTAAGGGTATGCCGGCTGTGCTGGTGGCTCCCAAGGGAGACGACAACAACATTGAGATAGCCGAACTTCGGGGACACCCCGAAGAAGTCAACTTAAAAGAGCGTACCAAGCAATTAATTGGTAGACTTAACGCAGCGGAGAAGCTTCTTACTAGGGATGATAGCTTCCGCAAGATGTTAGGCAACCAGTTTGCTCCATGGCTAGCTAAACTACATGAATTAAAGCGGTACATTCAGTCTCCGCCGATGGACAGTGGGCGTATGAGTTATGCCACCATCCAAGACATCATAATTAAGTCAAGTAATCAGTTACAGGCTGACGGCTTTGATAAGTCGGCCAAGGTAATGCTGAAGTTAGCTCAGGCTCCGCCACCACCGCCCGCTGGTGGAGACATACCGGGTGGAGACCTGTTAGGTGGCGGCCCGGACCTGGGCATGCCGGGCGAAGTACCACCCTCGGGTGGGGCAGCCCCAATGAAAACGGACCCAGAAGGGGCTATGAAAGAGTTTTTGTCTAACTTAGGAGCCGAGGGCCCCGACGATGAGAACGAACGAGCCAAGAGGGAAGCCGCTGACATTAAGGACGGTGCCATTATTGTAGTGTCTGAGGATGAGGGTTTGACGGCCAGAGGCCAGATGGGCAACCCAATGGCTCCGCCAGAGGACATGCCTGCTCCAGACATGCCGGATGCCGCTCCTGAACCTCCACCAGAAGAGGACGCCAACCCCAAAGGTAACTCCGACGCTGTTGACTCAGCTATAGAGGGAGCTTTGGAAAACGTAACCATGGATGACTTGATTGCTAAGCTAGAGGGATCGGCAAGCTTGTATAAGCAGCGCCCATTGGCTCGCGAGTTAACTATGGCCGATCTTTATATGCAATCGTTAGGCATTGCTTCTTACTTCCCAGAGATGGCAGAAGCGACCAAGTCTGCACTGGACTCCAACCAGTACGTACTCACACGTGTGGAGAATGTTTTAGCCAAGCTACGTGGTGCATCGGCTGGTGGAACAATAGATGATGTTAAAGCAAAGCTGGAACAGCAATCTGATAAGCAGGAGAAGAAGCAAGAGCAACGTGAAGCAGAGAGTATGGCTCCCGTAGCTCCGGAAGAAGGTCCGGCTCCTGGAGAGGCACCAGAAATGGCGGAACCAGCAGCTATAGAGCGGCCACCAGAAGGTGTTAGGGTAAGGTAATGCAGTTAACAGATGTTTTACAGGTGTTGTCCTCGTCCGCGGTGCGGCTAGGGACATCTACACCTTACATCTGTGGCGGAGCACCGAGAGATAAGGTGCTGGGCCAGACGGCAAACATAGACGACATTGATATTACTACTGGAGATAATACGATACACCATTTAGCCAAAGATGCATCCATTAAATTAAATGGTTCTTTTAAACAGTTGCCCGACGGACATTCACAGCTGGTAATTGAGGGGCTTAAAATAGATTTCTCCAGCAATTATATCTTCCCCGGAGTGACCGCCCTGCTGGCCCAGGCCGGTTTGGGAAACCCTAACAGCATGCAATTAGAATTATATAGTAGAGACTTTACTTGCAATGCGTTATTAATGAATTTAGATTTAAAAAAAGTAATTGATCCAATTGGGCTGGGACTTAAAGATATTAAGGCACGAACTTTAAGAACTTGTTTGCCGGCTCAGTTGACTTTAGGCAGTGATCACAAAAGGGTAGTCAGGGTTTTGTATATGGCGGCCAAGCTTGGTTTTACTGTAGATCAAGAGATTATCGATTGGGTTAGGAAGAACCCGGCGACTATAGCTACTCCCGACAACAGGTATGTGACGAAGAAGTTGGGGCAGGCATTAGAATACAACTCAGATGTAACGGTCAAGTTATTGGACCAGATGGGGTTATGGCAATATGTTCCAGCTTCCCCGCAGTTAACTCCGTACATGTCTCATAACGTCAGGAGAATATGATGTTAGTTGAAGCAGGGAAAAAGAAAAAGGGTAAAAAGAAGAAAGAGACGTCCAAGGATGTAACTCCGCGAGATTTTCCGGGGCCCCACGGTCCTATGATTTCCAAGAACCCGGATTTAGGGTCGGGACCTTACTCTCAGAATAATGGCAAACCATATGGTGGCGTTCCCGCTGGAGAGTTTATCAAGAAGTGGAGAAAGCGACGTAAGGGCCGAGCGGCGGAACGAAGTGCAGTCAAGGTGAATATAAATAGTATAGAGAAATTATCAAAAGAATTCTATAATCGGTGCATGAATGTCAAAAAAGATTATTAAAAAACTAGCGGTCATCAGATCGAACGACGATGAGCCTTGTCCTTTTGGATTAAAGGTTCCATTTGCGTGTCGTAATGCTGGAGAGCTGGTAACAAAGATGGCACCCCTTGCTGTATTGGGAGATGAAGCGTCTAAAGAGGAACGTAAGGCGCTAACCCGGGCCAACAGAATATTACTTATGTCGGAGGGGCAAGGCTGCCGATGTGTCTTTGCCGGAAAGATTTTCAAAGAAAAAGACTCCGTAGAATGCAATCAGGACAGCAATGCTCCAGGAGTGAGTCCCGAGAAAGGAATGACCCCATCTCCATTTTATTCCAAAGTTTACGATAATATTGCGTATGATGGGCTGTACAGCTACCCCATGGGCTGGTATGGAGATAATAATATAAGTCGTAATTTATATTATGGGGCTTATTCTTTACAGGGTAGTGAAAATAAAGCAGAAATAGAAAAAGAGGCGGAAGAAGCAACATTGGACGACAATGGGGCTCCGGAGCCGGAACAGGAAGATTGATGGTAATAATAAGGAATTTATAGAGAAAGGCTTCATCTACTCTAAATATACAAATTGGAAGGAACGCAAATGAGTCTAGCCAAACAAGCACAAAGAATTGAAAATAATCTCTCAGAATTCTGGGAGGATGACGACTCCGCCTTCGCCATTGATATGGCTATGGCTAAGGACAAGGAAGACAAGGAAGACAAGGAAGAGAAGGAAGAGGAAGATGAGGGTCCTGGAGCCGAAATCGAAGCCATTCTAGTAGAAGAGGACGACGGTCTAGAGGGCATAGAGGGCCTAGGTGATTTGGAAATCGTCAAGGAGGATGAGGACGATGAAGAGGAAGAAGATGGTTCCATTCTTCAAATTGAGGAAGTTGGAGACGATCGACCCGTCCAAGCCTTCACTTTTTCCATGCCACCTATTCCTGGTTCCGAGCTAGAAGATGCTGACATTGATGAGCTGTCGGTTGACGAGCCAGAGGAAGAGGTTGAGATAGAAGAGCGGGACCCCTGGGACTGGGCCGCAGTTGGCCTTGGTCAATTTATGACTTGGTTGCAAAGCATGTTGGCTGGCATTCCGCCACACAGTGGCAACGATATATCTGGAATTGAGCGAGCCAAATCTTTTTTAGAGGAGCTTGACAAGATCATTTCTAAGGCCGTGCGTTCCGACCTTAGGAACGAACTAGATATTCAGCAAATTGACATGGCTAGGCGGTCCATCCGAGATGGTATCAAGCGTTTGCAGGATCGTTACGACAGGTTGACGGCTGGAGCCAAGCGTAACAAAAAGGCTGAGCTGCAAGAGAGTCTAGTAAAAGAAGCTCAAAAGATTACCGGCGTCGGGCATGTTGTAGTTACTGTCCCATTGTTGATTTCCAGAATAGCGCGTGTATGTATTAACGGCATGGTTTCAGCAGGGCACGATATGGAAGATATGTTCGATCGCCAGGCCAAGGCTTATAGCTTAGACAAGCGTGAGCAGGCCGAATTACTACAGCTGTTGGAAGACATGGGTTACCCAATGAGGCGTGACCGTGGCTTCTTACGCGACGAACAAATTGATACCACGAGGTCTGACAATTTCGATTGGGCCGCGAACTACCCAGGTTAATATGATTGAAATTACTCCTGAAATGACCATCTCTGAGCTTTTAGAGCAGTCCAATTTAACTATGGATATACTGCAAAGCTGGGTAGAGCTGTTGGAGACCCCGCCCCCAAAGGTAGTAGATACCCGAGGTGTAGAGGTTCTTGAGGGAGGACGCGAGCCCGGAGAGGATAAGCCGCCACCAATGTTAGAATTAATTCCTGGTGGCAAGATAAGTGGTATAGCAAACGCATTACAAAAGAAGTACGGCAAATTACTTTAAGGTGAATTAAATGGCTAGAGGTTTTATTCCAATTTCAAGAGTTATTGATGGTACTGGCCATGAAGAGGTTCATGGCGGCCAATTGAGCCCATGGTTACAGGCCGTGGTCGATCGTCAACCGAATGCTGTGGACGAGGCTCGTGAGCGTAGCCACCGAGCATCTGTGATTACTCAGGTAAATACCATTATAGCTAACCCACCACGTTATGCCACCGTAGATGATGCTGTAAAAGATATGCGTGAGCGCACCGGTTTAAATGATTATTTATCTACCAAGCAAGCAGACACGAAAAAAAAAAGACAAGCTGACGGAACGCTAACCGCCGAGGCCGTTCAACAGATTGTTGATGAAGTCCAGGAAGGCGAAGCTGAGTGCCCCGAGTCGCTAGCTAAGTATAAGGGTATCATAGATAAGATAATTCATTACATAAAAAATACTGTTCAGAATTCCCGAGGTTTGGGGATTTCTATCCCTCAATTAATCTATGATGTGCAATCGGTATTCGGCTCGCAGTATGGCCTTCAGTCTCAGGATTTAAACAACACAGAGGTAATGGAATTTTTAAGCAAGTTATTATCCGAAGAAACTAGCAAGTATGGACCTCCACCCGATGAAAACAGTGCGGATATTGGCCGCGGGGTAGGTACCGACAAGGCCGACGCGGATGCCAACCAGGATTGGATGGGTTCGCTACAACCTGCTAAACATTAAGGAGGGTTATGCAGCAGGTTGGCGTATTCGATCAAATTAAATCTGGTATATGTAACGTAGATCCCGTTGCATATTGCGAAAAGAATTTAACATTAGATGGCAAACCCTTTCGGCTGCGTGGCAATGGGTTTAAGCCTTTTGCGGACATTTATCGTTACATCGGTCTGAATGGTATCAAACCAGACGCCAAGCCGGTGGTACTAGTCAAAGGACGTCAGGTTGGCGCTACCACCATGGCGGGGGCCTTGACAATGTATTTTATGACTTCGGGCCTATTTGGCACCGGTGGGCGCCCTCCTATGCGGATGATGCACGCTTTCCCAACTTTGGTTCACGTATTCAAATATACGAAGACCAAGTTAAACCCGATGATTAAAGCTGCCAATCTGGTAGACGATCCTCGGAGGCCGAGCCGCAAAATATCTTGTATCGAAGCTATGTTGGACACAAGTTCCGAGTCCAGCAACTCTCTACAATACAAGCAGTTTTCAAATGCCAACTGGGTCAGCATTGAGTCTACTGGAATGGATGCCGACCGTCTGCGTGGTGGTACTTTAGACGCCATGTTTTATGATGAGGTTCAGGATATCCCTAAAGAAGCCATCGCGAACGCTAATAAGCTACTGACTGCCGCTCAGTATGGCCATCGCGGAGTAAAGGTATACTTTGGAACTCCTAAGCAAAGGGGCTCCGAGTATTACAATATGTGGGAGCGATCCAACAAGCAATACTATCATTTAGGTTGTGAGAAATGCGGCGAGTATTTCCAGTTATATACTCCAGGCAGCGATGATTGGGAGAAAATTTGGTTATACGGCAACATAGTACGATGTCCGCACTGTGAACATACACAAGATAAATTAGAGGCAGCCGACCGGGGAACCTGGGTAGCAACCAACTCAGAGAATTGTGACAACGTTGGTTATCACATCAATCAGTTTTATACTCCTTGGTTGACTAGAGAGGATATCGACGGCGAGCGGCCGGAAAACAGTACGGTCAAATACAGAACGCGCATGGCAAAACGAAGTCTTGGGAGAGTTTTATGCTGGCGAGCAGGGCCCGATTACCCGGGAAGAGATTTTAGAAAACTGTGCCGACAAACGTTTTATGAGGTCCGGAATTAGCATTAATGAGGGTAAAAAAGTATTTGCGGGATTTGACTGGGGTAAAAAGAACGATGATGGAGAAAACTCAAAAGGAGGAGGCCAGTCATACAGCACGGTAGTGGTTTTGACGGAGGATGGACCCAACCGTTTACTGATCGATTTCGCAACCATATTAAAAAAGAATGATAACCAGTACAAACGTGACGTCATCCATGAGGTGATGCGGAAGTACAGTGTTACTCAGGCGGTTGGCGATATCGGCTATGCACATGAGCTGACGGAAGACATGCAGAGAGAATACGGCGACCGATTTTTATCCAGCCGTTTATGCAATACCGTGGGTGGTTATATTAAAATGAGCAATCAGGACTTCCCAAAAGAGATTTTAGCTGAACGAGAATACCATTTACATGAAATATTTAATGTAATGAAACGTGGGTTAATTAGGTTCCCGTTGCGCAATGATAAGGCTTTTGAGCAGATTTCTTGGCTAATTGACCATTGTTGCAGCATGGAGGTTAAGATCACTTTTAACGTAGTGAATGAGTCGGTCCGGAGATTTGTTAAGGGTTCTACCCCGAATGATGGTTTAATGGCCCTACTTAACGCTTATATTGCATATAAGTATTACATCACCGGTGGGTTCAATAATAATCAGGCTAGCCTCGTAGATAAAAAGGGGCCAAAGAAGATTTTGGCGGTCACAGGGTATTGCCCACGGTTTTGATTGTTATATTAAGAGTATAGGAACCTGGAGCAATCATGGAAATGTCAAAATCTGATAAGTATTTATTGAGAAAAGGGGAAGCTTTACCTACTGCTACGCCTGACATGGTCAGGTCGGTATCTCAGCACAGGCGCGAAGGCCTGGAAGAAGAGATGCACCAGGGTAAGTTCACCGAGGGTACTGGCAACCGTCATTATGGTGACCCAAGCCAAATAAAAACCCCTTTAGGTAACGTGGTTTCTTCGGTTAATCCGATGAAAAAGTTCGCTGACAGTTTTACTTCTTCGGGTGGTGATGGCGGAACAGCCACGGGATATCGTGGCTCTGGTGGTACTTTTAGACAGGTCCCAGAGGTTTATTCCCCATTATGGCTGAACAGCAACCTGAACCTACCCCGTGACCGAGCCACTATTAACGCTTGGTCTAGGTCGTTCTTTGCCCTTAATCCCATTGTACAAAATGCCATCTCGTTGCACTCAACGTACCCCATCTCCAAGTTAAACATAAAATGTAAAAACCCTGTGGTTAATACGTTCTTCGAAAATATGATTGACGAGATCGACCTGGAGAACATCTGTGTACAGATTGCTCAGGAATACTGGACCTTAGGTGAGGCATTTGTGTATGCTGAGTTAAATGAAAGCTCTGCTACTTGGAGCCGTCTCTTAATTCAAAACCCAGACTACATTACAGTTAAAAGAAGTGTAATTGCTGGCGAACCAATTATTAGTTTAAGGCCAGATGAGAACTTGCGGCGCATTTGTACCGGCAATAGACCTGCTGACTTACAACAAAGACAACAATTAGACAAGAGTATTGTTGAACATGTTAGACGCGGAGAGGACATTCCTTTAAGTAACTTTTATGCCTCCCATATTGCTAGAAAGATTTCTCCCTACGAAGTTAGAGGAACTGGTCTGCCGGTGAGTTGTTTCCGTCAGTTGATGTTATTCGATAAACTTAGGGAGTCTAAGTTCGCACAAGCGGACAATATGATTAACCCACTTACTTTGGTGAAGGTTGGAGGCGGAGGCGACAACTACAAGCCATCCCCGGCCGATCTTGAGATGTGGCGGCAGATATTTGAAGAAGCCCAGTATGATAAGGATTTCAAGATTTTCACCCACGATGGTGTGACGGTAGATAGGGTTGGTTTTAACCAAGGTATTTATGATATTTCGGGTGATGTCACCCAATTATTGAAAGAAATCTACATTGGGTTGATGGTGCCCCAGGTCATCATGGATGGTGGCTCGGATGTAACGTATGCCAACGGTGGTGTGGCTTTGGACGTGTTGCGTCAGCGGTACATGCAGTTTAGGAATACCATTAGCAACTTCCTGAGAAGGAAGATATTTGCTCCTATTGCTAAAATTAACGATTTTTACGATATTAAGGACGGAGAAAAGGTATTAATCGTCCCGAGCGTAGAGTGGAACCACATGTCGTTGTTTGACATGGGTGATTACATTCAAAATTTGAGCCAGCTATTATCTCAGGAACCCCGCAAGGTATCTGTACAAACGTTGTACAAGTCTTTAGGGCTAGAATACGAAGATGAGCAGCGTAAGATTAGGCGAGAAAATATCGATCAAATAGTTCAGGCAAAAGAGATGGAAGCCATGCAGAGGATGAGCCTCAACGATCTTCGGTCCATCGGGGAAGAAGATGAAATCCAAGAGATTACCGAGAGTCCGTTGCCTGGTGAACAAGCACTTGATCCAGCACAACAGCAGCCAGGGATGCCAGGTATGCCCGGCGGCGATTTGGGATTGGGCGGTCCAGGAATGGGTGGCGGCCTAGGAGGAATGCCTCCGATGCCTCCGATGGGCGGGGGCGGCGGCCCCGGACCACCACCGCCAGCTGGCCCTCCAGGAGGCGGCCCTCCGCCTATGGGCCCATAATAAAATACCGGAACTATTATTATTACCGCCTTTTAGGTAGGAGGCTGTGTTATGTCCAAATTCCAACCAGAGGGCCTATATTCAACTGCACAACAGTACAAATTGCAGCATAGGTTTCGTCCCACCGCTATAGGCCGATGGCTTGCAGAAAAATTATTTAGCCAATTTGGCGACAGAATGGAAGTTCTGGCTGTCATGGATCAGCAAATTAGAGATACGGCTTTAGGAAAAAACGAATTTAATATTTCAATAAAAGACGCTTTGGCCAAATCAAAAGAGTCATTAAGGGCCGGCCGATACGTTGATGTCATGTATTATGCCTCCGTAATTGATGAAATTGTAATTGCCATAGCTTTGCAGTCTCAAGAGGTGATTAATCACCTAAGAAGCATAGGCCCGGAATATTCTGCTAGGACTGAAACTCCAGAGGCAGTAGAATTTTTTGAGGACAGAAAGCAAGTTGAAGCGCAGATGCTTCAGAATGTTTGGAGAGAGTTGGCTGGCGACCCGATGGAAAGGGCATACCAAAAAGAGACACGGAAGCAAAAATCCATCTTTAATAATTTAATTATAAACATGGAGCGATATGCCACCGAGGTGATGGGGATATTCGATCGGATGGGTATGGCTCGTTCTGGTGGCAAAATTGAAGATTGGGTATCTGAATATGATCGTCTGGTCAACTCCCAGCCTAAGTATCATGCTTACCTTGATGGAATTTATGACAAAGACGTTAAGGAGCTGGTAGAGGTCGCCAAGCGTCTCAAGAGAGAAGACGACATTGGAGATCAGGGTAGCTTAGTATGGTTGGATAAAATTTTTGGTGGAACAGCCCCAAGCACAGCTACTCCGCCACCGCTTCCACAACAGCGTGCCCCGGCCCCACAACAGGGAGAAGAAGAGGTTATTAACGTTGAGGAAAGCGACATTGTAGAAGATGAAGAAATAGACCCGTGGGGGTTATCTCCCGCTTCTCAAGAAGCCCAGCAGGAGCAGCTTCACCAGTCTACTCCGGCGGGACAGCCCACTCAGGGCGTTCCTGTGCAACAACAGCCAAGTGCCCCAGAGGCTAAAGCTGAGCCAGCAGAGCCCCGTAGAGGCCGTGGCCGTCCCCGCAAAGAGCCAGGCACAGCGGGTGGCATTACTGATGAGCAGCTAGCTAACCTTCAAGAGGTATTGCAAAGTGTACGCAAAGAGCAAGCTCAGCTCATGGCTGAAATTATTGAGACCGTACTTAGAGCTGGCGGAGACGATGAGACAATCCAATCAGCTGACGGCGAGGTCATTGCCCAGGCACAAAATGGCGTAATAACATTTTATGGGATAGAAGGCCCGGACGGCAAAGACATACAGATATCGGTATCTATGGCCTTCAAAGCTTTGAGGCAAATGGAAATTGCCGGATTATTGCCGGGCAAGCCTACTCATAAGCGTAGCCCCGACGCCAAGCCAATTCCTATGGGTGGAGAAGTTTCTGAAGAAGAGGAAGGCGAGCCGAAGCAGTTGGGCCCGGTACCTAGTGGTAAAGGAATGCCTAAAGCAAAAAGAAAGCCCCGAGTTCGTAAACCACGGGCCGTTAAGCCAGTTGCAGAGCCAGCTGCGGAAGGTGAAGCACAGCCAGAGGCAGCACCAGAGGCAGCACCAGAGGCAAAGCCAGAGGCAAAGCCAAGACGGCCCAAGACGCAACGAAGAGGGCTTTTGGTTTCTATTAGTGACGAGAGAATGATGGAGAAGATGCGTGCCGATCCGAAAGCCAAGAGTCGGCTTATAGGACAACTACGGAAGTTGTATTTAGCTCAGCACCCAGAAGTAAAAGAGGACTTCTCGGTATACATTGCTCCACCAGATCAGGTGCAAAAAGAAACTGACCGGTACCAGAGGCGTGGTAATTATGATGATGTGGTATTGGACTCGGTAACTTATGAGGACCTAACCAGTGCGGCTCAGGCCAAAGCATCCATGGACAATGTCGACCAGGCCATGCTGAAGGTATCAAATAACCTCTTTTATAGAGCATTAAAACAAACAGCAGAATTAAATGATCCATATTTGATGGCAACATTGATGCTAAAATATTCCAAAAAGGTAGAGGAAACAGACCCGACGCTAAGCATAAAGCTTTTGGCTAAAGCTCAGGAAATTATAAATGGTTAATGTTCTGATTTTAAAAAAGGCGTCATATGATTTAAACGCTCTTGACGGCAAACAAGTTGTTAAGGTTGCGGGTGTGATGGAGCGTCTTCGGTCTTGGTACCAGAGTTTATGGGACCCGGAGTACAGGGAGCAGCTACAGAAGCTGCGCTCCGAGTCATCCGTGGTGAAGGTGTTTTTAGATGAATTATCCAAATATATTGATACAGTTAATGCCGCTGTTTCCAATGGTGATATCGACACTTATAACTATGCCTTGGAGCAAGTTAAAGTAATATCAAAAGATTTAGCCAACGAACTGGCCGGCTATACCGACGTAGCTGATGCCGCAACCGCCCCGCCGGAAGCCAGAACTCCAGATTTGGGGAAAATAGAGTCTGTGTATTTTACTCCAAAAATGCGCACTCTTCCCAGGTTGCACCAAATGATTGCGGCATCGTTTGTGCAAGTAGGATTTTCTAATGAAGAAGCTTTACAGATGGCTTCTCAGCCAGCATTTTTTGACGCCATAGAGCAAGCAATAAAAAACGGACATATTGTTGGAAGTAGAGCGGCCCGACCGAGCAAGGGTGCTGACCGTCCGGATAGGCAGGGAGAACTGTGGGTTGACATTCAAACTCCAGTATTTCAGGTGCCCAACTATCCCGCCAGCATGCAGATGGTTGTGGAAGTTACGGACATGTCGGTAAGAACAACCGATCAAATACCTAGGATGGCGGTAAAGTGGATTAAAAAGATGGAAGCCAGGAGGACTGGGGTTACCGCATCTCCACAGCCCAGTGTAGTTAAGACAGCTGGAGAGGTTGAGTATGAGATGACTTTGGTTGGCCAGGTGGAATTTGCGAAGCTCATAGTGCAGGCATTAAGAAGCCTTGGAATGCCGCAAAAGAACATCACCGCACAGTTGGTGGGGGTTATTTGGGCTCAGTCCGTTATGGAGTCGGGACGCACTGGTAAGGGCGGTCAGGTTCGATTAAGGAACAATAATGTGGGCGGCATCACTGCTGGCAACTATGATCGTAAATGGAACGAGGGTGGCTGGCTCAAAAGTGGCCGTCCGTATATCAAGGGCAAACCTACCGACACTGGGCGTCAACTAAACTTCAAAGCATTTGCTACCCCGCTGGAGGGAATGAAAGAATATGTAAAAACCCTCATGTATTTGTATCCTCAAAGTCTTTTGTGGAAGATGTCCGGCATGCCCATGCAGGATGCTGCTTATTTAAAGACAAGAAACTATTATGGTAATACGCCGTTAGCTCATTATGGCGGTGCCATGGACTCCATGTTTAAGGAATTCATGTCAAGCATTTACCCTCATTTGAAGGGGGAGTTGGCTAACGACCCACGGCCTCCGCCCGAGGAACTAAGCAAATATCCGTTACCACCCGGCTACCGTGTTAAGTCAGGACAGTTCGGTTGGCAAGGGGCGGGAGTAGCACCAACTGAGCCCACTGGCCCCGGAGCGTCTGATTTAGTGACCGGAACCACAACGGCACCAAAACCAGCAGCTGCACCCCGAACCGGGGGAACATCTGAAATTGAAGAATTGGGGACTTATTTAGGAGTTAATTTGGCGATGCCTCTAACAAATATTATTACTAAAGCAATGGCTGACGTATTGTTGGAAACAAGCGTTATGAAAATTGGCATAGACTCGGCCAACGATTACTCCAGCAAGGTCGAATATGCCTGTGTGCTTTCTGACGCACTAGAAAGAACCATTGATGCTGATGTAAACATATACACTGATGGTAAAGATATCGAATTGAGCTGTGAGGTTACCGGAGGAAAGTCGGCAGCCAAGTGTGCAGCTATTGGTATCGCCGATGTGGTGTCGTTTGCTTTTACCAAGAAGTACGGGATCAAGGCCAGAGGGCGTTTTGGCACCGATACACAATCAAAACTAGCTAGGGCTAGCGAATTAGCTTTAGATAGAGAAAGACGTAAATTCATTCTTAAGAGAGTTGGATAATGTCTGAAGGCTTTGCTGAAGTTATTAAACGTGATTTGCTTGGTAAAAATGTAGAAATTTACCAGGGTGACGAACATCATCAACATGACTATGCCGACTTTAATAACGAAATTAAAACGGTTATTTATGGAAAATTGGTGGAGGTTACGGGTGCGTGTCTCATTTTAGAAGTAAAAAACAAAAATAGGAAAGGCAAGATATACATAAGCTCTTGGAGCGTAAGTAGCATCGTGGAGACGGATCGGATAACAATACACGAGTCATACTCTCCGGCCACCGACATTCTTAACAAAAGGGCGAAGAACTCATTATGAGCAATCATGAGCACGCAAAGACATTACGAAGGCTAGCTAAAGATTTCCGTTTAGCTGGTGAGGATGCGGTATGTGGTAAGGTACTGTTGGCTCTAGCTGATATCACTGAGGCTACCGATGTACGAGCAGACTTGAGTTATTCATTCATAATGAGAAAGTTACGTAAGGAAGACGAGGACCGAGCAAAGGAATTTCAGGTCGCTTACAAAGAAGCGTTTGATGAGGCGTTTTTAGCAGGCCTAGAGAACCTAGACGAAGTTGCTTTGGTACAAACCATCCAACAAATTGATTTAACGTCGGAGGAACTAGAGTGAGCCGCCCGGACCGGATATTGAAGTTGGCTCAGGCCGTTGATGACTTAGGTGACCCTAGGCTCACAGGCCGCTCTATTGCGCAAATCGTACGGTTTTTGCTTAGGAAAATTCCGTATACCAAGCGGCCGCATGCAATGATGGGATTACGTAAGAAGATTTGGGAACTTAGCGAATACGACATGGCCTCCAAGAAATCTCCGAACACAGCCTCTATCGGCCAATCAATTACCTTTATCAAGACTTTATTGAACGGAAAGCAGCCGGCCTACATTAGGCAGGTATTATCTGAGGTGGTTAGAAGTTTATGATTGGAAACGCTTACCAGCAATACGGCATATATACCGGCTCAGAACCGCTGTTTAACGATCTGCGGCAGGCCTATAGTACGTATGGTGTAACGCACGTCTTGTCTTTGGACCGGGACGTAGCGACTCGCGTTAAGCAGAGGATTGTCCAAGCTGGCATACCAATGCAGCAAGTGGTTTATCATATAGACCCGGGAACCCCAGCTGGACAGGCGTCACAATTTTTTAATGAGGCTCTGTCCTACTTTGCCAACGTTCCTATTCTAGTGCATTGCCGGGCAGGAAAGGACCGCACAGGGTTTGCGATTGCGTCTTTCCTTATCAAGTCTGGACGAATGAACTCGTGTAAAGCCATCGAAGACGTAACGAAAAAGCTAGGTTACGGAACAGGCGGCATATCTCCGGTAGCAAAGAACAGTATGGATAGGGTACTGGGCTGCTCTCAAGATCAAAGGGCCGATCAGAACACCGTCGAAGACATTGCTTCGGAGATGAGAGATGAATTTGCACATCAACAAGGCGCTCAATCGGCCGGTACAGTTGATGGTGGTTACTGGGCAGACAACATAGGGTTTGGCAACAACTGGAGCGATCCAGACGCATCTTATCCTGGAGGCACCGTGGGTACCAACATTAGAGAAGCCAGAAAAAGGTTATGGAAGAGAATAATAAGGGTTGCCAAAGACAAGATACCCGGAGGGTTGTCGGACGACAAGGTGCCTGAGTTCAAAGACGGGCAGTTGCAAAAGGGTATCAAGGTAGAGATGGAGCACACGGATGATAAAGAAATAGCTAGGGAAATAGCTCTTGATCACCTTGTTGAGGACTCAGAATATTACGATAAGTTGGCAGAGATGGAGGGAGATAAGAATGACTCTTTCCTTGGTGGCGGCCCACAGGGGTCTCCAACGGCCGACGCATTGCCTTCCGGTGTAGGGGCACCTGCTATTCCAGGAGTAGGCATGCATGACAACTACACCGGGCAGTCTTCGTACATGAACCAATCTAGCGGTGCTCCTGGAGCACCAAACGCCGCTGGCCCCGTAATGCCGGCACAACCGAACTTAATGGGATGATATCAATTTTGTGGTATTAATATTGTTACTATGTCTTTAGAGAAACTTGCAGAAACCATTGAAATGTCAATTGACATTCCCGAGTCGGATAAAAAGATCGCGGCCAGGGCAGTGTTGCATTTTGAAAAGCTAGTGAGAAAATTAACTGCTCTAAACAAGCATTTAAACGCCATGTATAATCCTTTTAAGGAATATCAGCAGGTGTCGCAAGAGTCTATAATGAAATACCGTGGTGCGGTTTGGCAATTTTTAAAGCAAATTCGTGAGAATTTTGAGAATATAAGAGAGATGGCCATCTTATGTGTACGAGATATGAGTCACTTTGCCACCGACACACACATCACGGAACTTATTAGTACTTTCACTGACGATTTTGGTGATATAGAAGATCAGGTAGTTTCATTATTGCATGTATTATCCAACTGGGACCACCCTAGTTACAGGGATAATGTAGTTTCAGCTATGGAAAATCTAAAAAAAGAGGTAGCTGAACTAAGAAAACTAATTTATGATCGGGTCATTGACCACATAAATACCAATATTCTTGTAAAAAATTGGGTAGACGAAGTAGATGGCGATTTAAGTTCTTCGATAAAAAAACGGGAACCTTTGATTTCCCGCCTGTATCGTGAACGTGAAGAGAAAGTAGAACAGATAGTGGGTGATTGATTATGCCATTAATTAAAACAGGCGAAGCCGAAATCTTAGATGTATTGCCGGAAAACGATCCCGGACGTGATGATAAGGAAGCTCGTCAAGCAATGTCTCAAGCGTCAGAAGAAATGACGAAGAATTCTTTAAATAATAACACGGAGCGGCGATAATGGACAGATTACCAATTGTTAAAATAGCGGAAGCTGTAATCACGCCGGAAGATATTAGAGTTGATGCGGCAGAGAAAGACGATCCTGAAATCATTCAGTATTTCAAGAAAACAGCTGCGGATTTAAAGGCAATCGCACCGAAAGCTAAGGACTTCCTTTACTTTACCTGTATCATGATGCACGCAGCAGAGTCTGCGTTATTGGATGAGGAAGGAAATGTAAAGAAGACTGCCGGTGGCGAAGAATTATCTGCAAAATGGGACGAAAGAAAAGATGGTTCCTGGGTATGGTCTTGCAATGACGCAAGCGTAATGCCATACAAGAATTCTAATAATGACATTTTCCCGGAGAAAGAATTAAAGAAGGCTTATAATAAATGGATTGGCAAGCCATTATGTTTAGATCATCAGTCTTCTTCTGTAGAAATGATCCGTGGTGTCATTGTTGATACAGTATATGATGAGAAAAAGAAAAGAATTATTGCCCTGTGTGCTTTAGATAAGAAGAATTATCCAGATTTAGCACGTAAGGTTGCTAGTGGATATGCGGCATCCGTCTCCATGGGGACGGCAGTTGGCCGAGCTATTTGCACCGAAAAGGGTTGTCACCGTGTAGCCAGAATAGAGTCAGACTTCTGTGAACACATGCGTGCCAAGTCCTGCTACGGTGAGATTAACGTTGATTTATCACCAATTGAACTATCATTGGTAGTCAATGGTGCCGATCCAAAGGCAAAAATTCTCCGAATTATTGCCGCAGCCGATACTATTGCTGACTATGTTGACAAAAAAGCAGTAGACGAAGCTGGTGAGCAAAAGCTTTCTGTAGACGAAGCTTCTGATCTAATTAAGAAATTAGAAGCGAATATCGCAGAAATAAAAGAATTAGTAGGTGACAATTTACCATTATCTAGTGAAGGTGATGAAGCCGATGTAGCGGACCCACCTTATGGTCAGCCCGGAAGAGGTTCCCTAAATATGGCAGTATCGGAAACTTCGGAAGTCGCTGGCAACTCTCCTCAGGCACCGGGATCAGCTCGATATGCTCAGGAGGTATCTGAGATTTTAGAAAGACTCAGAGAAAAAGTGGGACAGCTAGATAAATTTATCAATAAAATGGCTTCTGTTAAAGAGAGTAATAACAACACTTCTAACGAGGATACAAAGATGGCTAACGAAAAGAGAGCATATTTTCAGGGTGGCGGCGGAGTAAATGAACCAACTCCGGGCCAAGTTAAATATCCTAAGGAAGACGCCGATAGCATTCGGAACAACCAGGACAAGCAATTGAACGGCCAAATGGACACTGGCCCGGTCGATGGCATGCACCCCGGTTATGACTCTTTCGGTGAGTCTGAAGAGGAACGCAAGCGTAGACTTCAGCATTTAGCGGCCGATGCTGAGGGACGTAAAATTCGTCGTGAAGCAGCTATGGACAAAGCCAAAGAACTGATTAATCAGAAACGTGAGGCTTACTACCAGGGCGGCGGCGATGTAAATGAGCCAACCCCAGGGAAGCCAAAGTATGAAAAGGAAGACTCGGATAGCATCCGCAATAACCAGGACAGGCAAATGGAAGGTGCCCCTCCATTCCCGGGCGTTGGTAAGACGACTGGTCTGTATGGAGACGACGAAGCTACCAAGAAAAAGCTTCTGCGTGCCAAACTAAATGCTCGTTTTGTCAAGGCAGCCAATCCTGATGGCTCTGATAACCTGGCCGGCTCTCGCTGGGATATTTATGAGAAAGGTGATGGCGCCCGCAAACTGGTTTTGTCGGCTACCGTAGAAGAGTTGGTTGGAAAGGACAGAGTAGGCTCTCTATACTCTGCAATCGCCACCAAGAATTACGGTTCCAAGATGATGGAAACCATTCGCAGTGAGGGGCTAGCTGCCGCTCATAACATTTTCAAGAGCGCTCAGGTAGGTCCAGCCGCAGCCGGTCCAGCTGCTGCTCCAGCCGGTCCCGTTGATATGGGTGGTGCTGCGCCTGCTCCTGCCGATGCCGGTGCTCCAGCTCCTGGTCCAGATGAGGACATGGAGTATGGTGGAGAGTCCGGAAGCCCAGTTGACCAAATCCGCGACATTTCTCGTGAATTAGGAAACTTACAGGCTGATTTAGAGAAGGCAGTAGATGCTCTGGACGAGGAAGGCGGCGAACCAGAAATGGGCCCGGAAATGGGCCCAGAAATGGGAGAGGAGGTTGCTACTGCTTCCGTTTCTCTGCCTGCCATTGGTAAACTTCTAGGACCAACTTTAAGGAAAGGTTTAAAGCAGGCCAGTGCTGAAATCGAAGACGTGAAGGACGAACTCAAGCTTATTGAGACCGTTTATAGCGAGGCTTTAGATGACAGCAATGCGTCTCTGGTGTCCGAGCTAGTGAAAGACGCTCAGGCTGATGTAAATGGCGTTAAGAAGAATGCATACAAGATGATGGCATCGTTTGTAAGGTACGCCCGAGGAACCGATGCTATTTCGAAGATGGCACAATCTGAAGAGATACCACCGGATCATACGCCCGGATCAAAGGCTCCGCCAATACCAGAAGAGGCGCCACCAGAGGCTCCGCCAATACCAGAAGAGGCGCCAGTTCCACTAGGAGATGTAGGTATGGCAGACACATTAGAAGCATTATTAGCAGACGACGCCATGGCCGACGATCTTGGTTACGCTAAGGATAAGGACGAGGACGACGAGGACGAGGATGACAAGAAGGACAAGCCCAAGAAGGGGCAGCCTCCGTGGCTAAAGAAGGACAAGAAGGAGGACGACGACGAAAAGGATGACGAAGAGGACGACGAAGAGGACGAGAATGATGCGATGGACCCTGCTGTGCAGGACAAGTTGGTTGAGTTATTGGCCAATTCTTCGCGTGAAGACCGTGATGCTCTTCGTGTCAAACTCGCTCAGCAAGGCATCCAGTTCTCTGACATGTTGCAGAAGGCCCATCCGGGCGGTGGCATGACCACTCAATTGGATGTTAAGCCAGAAGGCGATTTGGCCAAGGTTGAGACTCTTCCCGAGGCACACGACAGGCACATGGATGTAGCTACTGCTCCGCCACGTAATATTCGTGATGCTGCTGAGAAGATTAACATGCTGGTAACAGCTGGTGAAATCGACCCAGAGAAAGACTTCCCCGCCCTTATTGCTGAAGGTTTGGACCCGCAGGCTGTTGCTTATTGGAAGAGTCTATGGGGCCAGGCTAAGGATCCCGAGGCTAGCAAGTTCGTTACCGATATGGTAAAGGATTACAAGGTCAAGCAGGCCAGTGACAACCGTCAAGAACTACAGGTCAAGATTGCCCGAGCTTATGAGTTGGCTTATGGCATAGCAGAGCGCGGATTTATAGCCCGTCAACCTGAAGCCTTGCGTCAGCAAGTAGATAAGATCCTGAACTACAGTGATGAGAACTTCGAACACCTGAAGCACATCATTGGTCGGCTGCCCGTAAAGCAGGCCTCCGTACCAGAGTGTGGCGTCCAGGACTCGTCTCTTCACGTAGAGGCAGCCGCTGCCGTGCCCATGGGTAACGAAAGCACTGCGGACCTAACCAATCTATTTGAGCAAGCATTTAACGGCCGCAAGTACTAATTAGGCTGGGGTCGGCTACGGCCGGCCCCATCTTAAACAATTTTTAATAGGGGTATTATACCATGTTAAGGGACTCTAATCTAGGAAATTCTGTAGCTGTTGAAATGGATCGGCTTTTGTCTGATCAGGAGTTTCAATCCAAATTCGACAAGCCTAAACTAGCCCAAGAATATGAAGCGGCTCTGAACCCAGACCCTTCTTACAAGGCGTTCGTCCGTATTGCGAAGAAAAAAGAAGACGACAAGGACGAAGATAAAGAAGAGAAGGGTAGGGGTAGAGGCGGTAAAGGCAAGGGCAAGGAGAACGGCTTTGGCTTTGGTTTCGGCAAGAAAGATAAAGAAGACAAAGAGTGTAAGAAAGATAAGAAAGATAAGAAAGATAAGAAAGATAAGAAAGATAAGAAAGACAAGGAAAACGAGGCATTAGCATTCAAGTACATCGTAAATACCCTTACTACGACTTCTGAGGCTTTGGATAACATGGGGCTCCCCAAGAGCGCCACAATAACCTTAGCTCTTATCAATGGTCTTATTAAAGAGGCGGCTACGGTAAAGCTGGGTCAAAAGGAAGATATTATAGAGGAAATAACCAAGCGTATGAAAGGTAGTGCCCCCGGAGAGATGTTAGACTTAGACTTCGAAGAGGATATAGACGAAGATGACCCCGACATGCCGATAGACGGGATTGATAGTATGACCATGGAAGAGGATGAGGAAACTGAAGAGGGATCGCCAGGTGACCTGCCAGATGCCGAGGAGCTTGGCGGCATATTAGACGCCAATGACTCAGACTCCACCAGGAAGCTGGAATGGGTCGTGCGTGCCCTTCAATTCCCTCCATGGAATATGACAGCAACGGAGCAGCAAATTGTTGATAGGTTTGGCGACAGATTTATTAATATGCATTCCAAAGAAGATATTGCGAGGGCGTATTATCACCAGGCTAAACCCATGACCGATGCGAATGATGAGCGTGGCGTTCCCCCGATGCCACGACCTCAACGTCCAGCTGTCCCGAAGGCTCCTGAAAAGGGACAGGTCAAGGCACCGCCAAAGACTGAGAAGGGTCGCTTGCCAGACATGCCTTGGACGGATGCTAACGATGCTAAAGATGAAACCTCTTCACATAGAGTTGAGGTAAAGCGTCCTCCGATGAAAGAGAAGTATAAGGAAACGAAGGAAACGGAACGCAAGCGTCATGAAAAAGATGACATTCCTACCGATATGTCAAGAATGAACCGGCCAAAGTACGACTCCAATGACGCTTATGACGGCGTTGGACAGCTTGTATATGCGGCAGTTAAAGCTCTGAACCAGAAAGGCCATCGAGTAACGGCAGCTCAGGTTATGGCTAGATTAGGCAAAGAAAACGTTGTGGCAATGGCCCGGAAGTTTGATGACCCAGAGGCTATCGTCAGAGCATACATTAGAGCATACATTGGCGCAAACGACTCCAATAACATTCAGGACAAAGAGGTAATTGCTCTTTTCAACAAAGTTAATGAGTGGGTTAAAAAGTCGTGATCCCATATCGCACAAATGATACAGCCGATGAATTGGCTATTCTCATGGATCGCGCTTTAAATGCAGATGCAGCTGAGCAGAATACCAGTGCGGGTAGTATAAATGAAGGCTTAGTTTGTTTGACCCGGGCAGCAGATATCCTAGAGGGCCTGCAAGAACGCCAAGCCTCCGAAGCTATAACTGTAATAATTGAAAAGTTAGCAGGTGGAAAATAATGTTTGAACGCGACAAAGTAGGAGAAGAAATCCTAATAGAAATGGATAAGAACCTCCGTAGAAATGCGTTCGAAGATGATGTGCGTAAAGATAGGGAACGTTTAGAGGCTGTATCACTATTACATAAAGCCGCGGAATGTTTCGAGCAGTCTGGGTTAGCTAATGAGGCAGAGGCAATTACACGAGTAGCACAATTTGTTGTTGTAGCAAAAGACCCAGCTACTGATGGGCTCACGCCCCAAAAAGAAGTAGGTAACCTGAAGCAACACGGGCATCAATTAAATCTAGCACCCGAAATAGCATCCACAGCAAAAAAGCCAGAATATGATGATGAAGCATCGGTCGAATGTGGTGATGAAGATGACGCGAATGATTTCGAAGGTTTGAAGAATATGTGGGAGTTTTAATTAATTTATATAGAACAAGATAAATTATAAGATTATGGGCTCCCCCGTGCAAGCGGGGGAGCTTTTTATGGACGTAAACATTTAGGGTAGTAAATATGGGTAAGTTAGGAATAAATGAACTTAGGCAAAATAAAAACGAAATAATGCTGGGATACAAAGAGGGGCAATCTACACATAAGCTTGCGAAAAAATACAATACGTTTCCGGCACAAATAAATAAGTTATTAAGAGAAAATAAAATTTCATTGCGGCCGGCGAATATAAAAAACGATATTGAGTTAAGCGGTGAGTTTGGTGAGATTTTGGATGGGTGGTTGCTGGGAGACGGACATATAGCCAGCGTGGGAATACAGGCGTATTTTTCTTTAGCTTCAAAATATGAAGAATATATAAAATATGCCATTAAATTATTTGAGCGAAATGGTATCGCGTGCAAACAGTATTGCGCCGTCCAATTTGATAAAACTTATTATCGTATGCATTCAAAAAGCACTCTACAATTAGGTGAATTACATCGCAGGTGGTATATTAAAAAGAAGAAAATAGTTCCAAAAGATATTGAATTGGCGCCAGATTTAATTAAACACTGGATAATGGATGACGGAACTTATGATAGAAATAAAGGACATTTACGTTTATGCACTAATGGGTTTAAACCAGAAGAGTGCGATATGTTGGCCGTGATGTTGAATAAATTTTTGGGAGTCACTGATATTCATACCATCGAAAAAAAGGTTAACACAACTAGGATATATCTGTCAAGGAATAGCACATTAGTGCTATATAAAAGGGTAGGGGCGTTGCCTGTGGTTTGTTTTAATTATAAGATGCCTCAATAATAACATAAATAAAAATTAGGTAAAACATTATGACTTTTCGTTTAATACAAACGGGCAATAGCCAACCATTCAGTTTTCCCGTAGACCCGTCCGCTGAGTTTCAACCCGGCCAGGTGGCCCAGCTTACCGTGATGGGAAACAACGTGGTTTGTGGTGTATCGGATGGGACGGCACCTATTGGCATAATTGATGATGTAAAAACTAATGCTTTTAATGCTTCGGCGGTTGACGAAGTAGTAATTGCGGGTCCGATTGTGGGAGTAGCTGGACCTGGGGGCACACTTATCACCCCGGTTGATGTAAGGACCGAGCTAGCCAATGCGGGCATTGACCCGGCCAGTTTCGTATCTGACCCCGTCGATGTGGAGCTTATCCCTCGAAATGGTGTAATTATTTTCTTAGCAGGAACTGTATTAAACCTAGATGCGGATGGTGACGGAATTCCCGACTCTATTCGGACTGTTGTGAGTTACGTCTATCAGGTCCCGAACATTCCTGGTGATGACTCTACCATTGGTTCGGGCCGAGTAACGGTTTGGTTCCAGCGGTTTATTGGCCAAACTGATCAATTTGATACCACGCAAAGGTACCCAATTAACGCCAACTTATTTGTGGGTGATGATGGGAAGCTGACAACCAGACAGGCTTCTGCGGATCATCCCGGCATTGCCCTAGTTTCCGGCACACCGACCAGTGTATTTGGGTCGGTTGAATTTATCTTTATTTAATTCAAGCGACTACAGCTGTTGGGAACGATTGAGAATATAGCCAAAAGGCAACGGCATAAGATAGTATAAATAGTAGATTATGCGGTATAGGTACACCTATGTTTAAAGATATGGACTCACAGGCATTATTGGGCTCAGAAGTATTTAGAAATTACCTGGACATTGAACAGGCTCGCGAAGCTGACGAAGCTAAGCAGCATGCTGATATGGGTAAAAGCGCTCTCAAGGATTTTGAAGAATTCCAGAAGAGGGTAAACGCCAGTCCCGTGCTGAAGGATAATTTCAAGAAGCTCCAGAGTAGGATTATCAATGATCCTGACTATAAGAAAAGTGTAAATCAAGATTTTGTTCAGGGCGTACTATTACTTAAATTCGAGGACTAACATGACGCTTAAGCATATTTCGTTTGGTAACAGTGAAGTAATGCGGGAGCTAGAACGTTTAGAGCTAGCTAGGACCGGGCCTGAAGATCAACCAGAAATTCAGAAGGAAGCATCAGAGGGGCCAAAAGATTTACTATCACGGATGGTATGTCTAGCCAAGTCTCTTAGGGAGAGCGGCCGAACCGAAGACGCAGACCGATTAGACGACAAGCTAGCTTTGTACTGCACAGCTGACACGCACCTATACCGGGCCCATGACGAGGATGGGGAGGACTTACTTGACTTTGCTCACCCAGATGGAGACGTAGAGGTAGCGCCGGCACAGGAAGGCCGAGGCAGGGCTGAGACCCTAGTTAGTCAGCACAAAAAAATCCTTGACATTGTCAACAAAGCGCCAACGGGAAAATTCGCTAGTAAGACCGATGATATCTTGAAGGCTGCACATGATATTTTGAAGGGAGCGCAGAGTGAGTTTGTAAAGACAGATGAAGCTAATCATATTCGTACATTGGCGCATAATATAAAGCTCGAAACCAGCAGACAGAATCGTCCCGTTTGGGAGTTCATTCCCGCTCTGTCTATAGGTACAGGAATTCAGTTATCTACTGGCGAAAATGTAGTGACAGTGATAGGCGGGAAACTGCACACTGAGGGGCCTCGGTTTGCTGAGTTTGCAAAAGCTGCCGCAGAGGGAGGCAACCATGTAACGCAATCCATGATGGATAACGTTAATACTATTGGTGATTTTAAGGGTACTTTTGCTCCGGTCCTTAATGCGGCCAATAGTAGATTGACAGAGTGGTTTGGTTTAATAGACTCTGAATTTGCTATGATTAGCTCTTTAAAGCCAACCGAGTTGGGTCGTGATTTAATTAAGTGCAAAAGCATATTAGAAAATTGGCTTCCCGGCAACAGTAGAACATGGCTAGTTAGCTTAAGAATGATGGGACGTGGCGAGCCTGATAAGAAAAAGGTGTTTGCTTGGATAGCAACGTTAAACGACATTATTAATAAAGTATGGAAGCAGAAAGCCATGTCTGTTGAGACGGCTAAGGGATTTGCTAGGTTATGGAGGCGCGTTGCCGAGACTGCCGCGTCGTCTAATAATGATGAAAAATGGAAGCGGACGGTAATTAAGTTTGCGAATGATGTTGCTGGTGTTTTTGATGGTGCTGGAAACCAATTGTGGGAAACTACATATGATAAGTTAGTCGGCGTGGACTATGAGTCAAGGAGATTAATAACCCCAGAGGCTTGGGGGTCAAACGCCAAAGAGTATTTGTATGGCCTGGGGGCTCA